ACCAATAAAAATTTCTGACCCGTCTCGAGTTTCCGTTACAACGTAACCAATTTCTTTGGCAAGTTTAACTAAAAAAGTCCAGTCGTCTTGCCCTGTTTGGACAATGCCTTTTCGCTCGACTTTTGACCTGTCGCTCTGACTCCTAGGAACGGTTGCAACAACTCCATCGGACACCAACCCCCGACCAACGTTTACAGGCGGCTTAGAAGGCTCTACAGGCTGCACAGCCCCCTTGTCTTTACCAGCAGAAGCGGCATAGGTAATTGTTCCCCAATTCGCCACTGGTGTTAAGCGAACAGGCAAGCCGCCGCCCAAGACATCAGTACCACGATTGACTACTGTGTTTTCGAGGACAAAGCCGTTACCAGCAATAACAAGATAAATACCAATATGCCCCCAAGGGAGGGATACGCCTTCATTCCAAACAATGTCACCCGATTGTAATTGTCCTAAAGGTCTTGTGTAGCCTAGCCGTCTCGAGCTTTGGGCGTAATCATTTGCGTTTGTGCCTTCAATACCATCAGCAACAGAAGTCACGTTCATCACATCACTTCGCACATCCCAAACGGCAGGGTTGCCATTCAGGGCATGACCGACCACGCAACGTACAAACTCAGCACACCAATTTACTTTGTACCTAGCCTGATAACTCAAGAAGCCAATTGTCGGGTCTGTCGCGCCCGTAGCATCAAGAACCTTGTTGCAAGCATTGACCACAAGTTGATTTACTCGACTGGTAACACCAGCAGTCAAAGAAGGGCGCACAGGAAACTGGTTAGCGCTTTGATTTGGTTTTATTTGTTCGCTATAAATAACCGTTGCTTTTGGTTCTGGTAGTTTCGCGTAGGCTTCTGCCCCAAAACGAACCTTGACATTGTGCCTAGCACAAACCTCGACAAAAGCATCCGCATAAGTCTTCGCTTTTAGACGCTCAGTGTTCTTGCCTGACCTTCTGAGCTTTTGGCTCACACCATAAGCAGTTAAACGAAGTACCGCCCCGCTATCGGCTTCATCGTCATAATCAATATCCAAAACCTCAAGATTCTTGGCTCGAGTCGTAAAATTGCCGTTGTAACCCTCCTTGACCTCCGAGAAAACAACCCCATGCGTCAATAGGTTACTGTTCATAACCTCTATTGCAATTTCACCGCTTAGCGTCAATTCATAAGTGAGCGTCTGACCAAACCCCGCCCTTTGGGTTAGTGAACTGCTTGGAAAATCTATTTTCCTGAGCGTTTTACCGTCCAGTAACAACACCTCAAAGTCAGGTAGCACGTAAGGGGGTAATTCGTAATTCACTTGTTACCTCGATTCGGGACGTTAATAATCAATCCCACTCGAGGGCGCGGCGGTAAAGTACCATCATTCAAATCAGCAAGCTCCGTTAAGCTACAGTTAAACTTCTTGCAAATCTTTTGAAGGTCGTCGCCCTGAACAACTGTGTACTTTCGTACTGGTTGAGAAGTGATTACCAGTCTACCGTCTTGTGTGTACTGCCTTATGATGCTGTTGCTTATTTCAATAAAATTCCAAGAAAAAGCATAGGAAAAGTTGGTAAGCCGCCCCGCAGATTTACCAAGCGTGATTTTGTTCGTCGGCATGTCAACAGGAAAGCCTGTGAAGGTGTCCTTGGTTTCTGCGCCCCAAGAAATAATTATCTCGTGAGGCTTCAAACCACTATCGGCTCGACCATAAGCCCTCAAAACCACGTCACGGTAAAACTGCTCACCTTCGTCACCATAAACCACGAGGGGGATTGACAATCTTCTCGCTCCTACCGCCAAAATTTGCACAATAGGTCTTGACCCGATAACAGGGAACTCTTTTACCGCTCGAGGGCGTTCAATGTTTATTTCCCCGTCAATCGGGTAAAACGGGATTGTCCCTAAATCGCCTGTAGTGATGTTTAGAATGCTAATCATTATCCATCCGCCTCTACAACTGTCAAGCCCCTCTTGTTATTTTCGGCTCGTGCGACCATTGTACTACTCTGCTGTTGCAATTGCTGTACAACTCTTTGCGGGTCAGAACCGTTAATTGTCACCTCAAAGTTATTTGTTTGGGCGTTAGAGTAGCTATTATTAGCGGCTGCCGTCTGCATACTGTCAACCGAAGCCGCCGCGTTACCAATAGCGGTTACGTTCCCTGATATTGGGGCTTGGCTGAAAATACCAAGTGGGTTGAATCCGCCGCTAAACAACTCTTTTAAGTGCTTACCAATAAATGAGTCTTCGACAGCCGAACCGATAGCGCCAAAAACATCACTGGCTATCTTGCCCATCTGACCAAAGAAGTCAGCAACTTTCCCAATCCAATCAAAGAGCGTCATCATTACGATGATAACAGGCTCGACGGCTTGCCCGATTCCAGTGAACATATTCCCTAGGTCTTGGGCTATCAATGCAGCAAACGAAGGGATAACTTGGGTGAGCATGAATTGAATAAATGGCGCGAAGATATTTCCCCAAAGCCAACCAACGACTTGCCCAATGACCTCAAAGCCGTGAGCCATGCCGTCAATAAGTGGTTGATTCTGTGTTATCCAGTTTGCTATGCCTTGAGATACCTCACCGAAAACACCACCGAAGATGCTAACGATTTGCATTGCCCCGTCAAAGACCCATCCAATGACCTCACCAAAGAAGGGTATGACGTTTTGGGATAACCAATCAAAGCTCTGAACGATAATCGGCACAACATTGTTAGCGATAAACCCAACAAACTGCATCAGGGCGGGTACAGCATCAATCAACAGAACATCAATAATCGCTGAAAATGTCGGGTATAAGGCATCAAAGAGTGAACTGGCTACCCTGCCCCCCGCGTTCACAAGTTCAAAGAATGCGGGTACAACAGTCTCGAGGATAAAAGAGCCAACTTGTAACGCAACAGGGGCTATCTTTGAAAACGTTTCCCAAATTGCCTGACCAATAGGCATGAAGGCAACGCGAAGCCCCATAAGGGTTTGGACAGCAGCGCCTAGGCTCGTTACTATTGCCGCGCCAAGCTGCGCTAACTCAGGGCTGTTAAGAATCCCAACAATGGTCTGAGCAATCTCTTGGTAGTAGCTCGAGAGTGCAGCGAAGTCAAAACCTCCGATGGTTTGGAATAAGCCATTGAATGCGCCCCCAACTGAATCAAAGAAACTTGTGAGGTCTATTCCTGAAAGAATATCAAAGATTGACTGTGCGAAGCCGCCCAGGGAATTTAAGGCGCTCGAGAAGTCTAGGCTCGAGAAAACACTGCCAACATAAAGCGCAAAGCCGCCTAGAGTGTTTAGGAAGCTCGAGAAGTCTAGGCTCGAGAAAACACTGCCAACATAAAGCGCAAAGCCGCCTAGAGTGTTTAGGAAGCTCGAGAAGTCCACTTTTGAGAGGCTGTCAGAAAAAAAACCAAGGGTTTTAACTGCGAAGTCTGCGAAATCACCGAGCATCTTCGAGAACGGGCTAAAGTCGGTTGATGCAATCAGTTTCGTGGCGAAACTTAATCCCTCCCATATAACCTTAATCGTTGGGGCGATAAAGCCGTTATAGATTTTAGAAAAAGCCTTTCCGAATTCGACCAAGAACGGTATGCCGTTCGTGTACGCCCATTTCAGAGCCTTGGCTATGTCCTCACCCATCTCTGTTAAGTTTGCTCGAATGTTCAAAGCGGTTTTTGACAGTGAGCCGTCAGCAGTTATCAGGCTGTCACGAATATCCATCATGACCGTTTTTATAAACTCGAATGACGGTTCACCAATAATCTGCCGCCCCATGTCCATGAATTCCTGCATGGTCGAGGACAAACCCGCCCATGAGTTACCCTGTTCTTTAATCATGGTATCAGGCGCATACTTTTTCATGAATTCCATGACCATGCTTAAACGCTCAGGAGCGCCAAGGGCTTTGAATGCGTTAGTCCCGCCAATGTCCTCGACCATCTTGTTAAAGCCCCGTGTGTAAAGTTGAATGTCCATACCAACCTCACCACGGATAAGACGGGCTGCATCTCGAGCCGTTTGTGCAATGTCACCACCCATAAGGGTTGTGCCTACGCTCACAGCGCGGTTTGTGAATTCGGCAAACTTATCAAGCTCACCACCCGCCTGAGTGAACGCCCCAATGGTCGTCGCCGCAACCCCAAGGCGGTCATTAGTCGTCCCTGCCCCCACAAGCGCGTCTCTTCGGAACTGTTCAACAAGTTTGTTACTGATTAGCATTGATTCATTAAACTTGTCTTGTTCATTTAGCAAACCACCACGGGCATTGCGAAGCTCGAGCGTGGCGTTTAGGAGTGAGGTCATCGTAAAAGTTTGCGCTTCAATCTGCGCGTTCACTTCAATACCAGAGCCTACAATGGCATCAAAAGCGCTCTTGACCCCATAAGCAATTGCTTGACTGGTATACATAACACTATTAAATTGTTGCGCCCCTCGAGCAATGGAGTCAAAAGCGCCTGAGAAACCACCAGCGCCAAGCCCCGTCATTGACTGGGTTAAATTTACTCCTACGTTCATGATATTCATAGTTAAATTATACGCCACAAGGCGGCGCAGTTACCGCCGCCGCCGCCCCGCCAACTCTGCTAAATCTTTCCGCTCCTGCGCCGCCCTCTCTTCTGATTCATGAAGCTCGAGAATCGCATCCCGAATCCATCTTAAGGACTTCCTTGAAACATCAAAAGAATAGGATTTTGATAAAATCCGCATTGCCCTAACTAGGCTTCGGTAGGCTGCTCTACCTTCGAGGTTAAAGGGGTTTCACCAAACCTTAGACTCTTAAGCCATTGTGTGACACTATCGGGTGTATCTTTAATGGGGTTTGCCAGCAACGCCTTTACCGCGACTTGTTGCGCTTGCTCAGGGCTTGTAGCATTCATGCTTTCGGCTACACGAATAAGAAGCCTTAAGTCCCTAAAGGGCATCTTGTTCCACTCCGAACGCTCGAGACCACGCCAACCCGCCCCATCTGGAACATAGGTCATGCGCCTAGTTGTGTGGTGCATGGCATGAATCGCCACTTCTTGCGAATCGGCTTGCGCCTCCATTGCTGTTGCCCCGCTAGGTTCAACAATCATGTACTTAATTCCCTTAATTTCCACGACTTCACGTATCAAACTTGGGTCATCAATATCTCTCATTACTATCACCTCGAGCGCAGTATAAACAAACTATGCGCCCATGTAAAGGCGCATAGTATCTTGCAAGGTAAAGTTTAGAGTAAAGCGTTGCCGCCCTCTCGAGCCGTGTACTTATCATCATCAATATCGGTGTAGACCCATTTGATGGTGAACGAACGCGGGTTAGTGCTGCCCATATCGCCTTTAATGGCACTGACTGACGCGGGAAAGCATTGTTTGTAAACACGTAAAAGTGTTTGTCGGGTTAAGAGAGCATCCGAATACCAAGCGAGTGTCAAGACCCCTCGACGCTCCGTTTCGGATTTGCCTTTGTATGTCCCTCGAGCCAAAGAAACTTCTGTGACAAGTTGGTGCAACGGCTCAAGGAAAATGTTGTTCTTAACCTTGTCGTGGTGAGTCGTGGTTATCGGCTCGAGTTCGTAAGCCCCGCTATGCTCCTCGACCATCGTTGCGGGAGCGCCGCCCCGTGCCGCCTGTGGTACTGACCGCATAAGCGGGTTTACTGAGCCGCCGTCATGCGACATATAACTGGCAAATTCACGGGCTGTCGCATTGCCGATGCTGTAAGTCATTAAGACAAATGCCTCATTCATTATTGACCACCTCCTACAGTTTTCTGAGCGCTACTAAACCGACCTTCAACCCTACCGATTTCAATGATGATTCGACGGGCTACACCAGCAAAGAGCAAGCCAAGTCGGAAGAAGGGCATTGTCTCACCAGCCTCTTCAACAGTATCGCCATCCCAATCCCAACCGATGCCCTTACCACCCGCCAAGAGGGTGTTAGGGTACTTATCAAACAGGTCGCTGATTTGACCAGCAATACGATTAAGCGAGTCCTGCGAAATAGGACTGATTTGCCCATTGACTTTTCTGGCAAATGGATAAGCATTCTTAAGTCGTACATGAAAATCAATCCAGTCAACAATGTCCTGAACCACCATATCCATTGCAACGACCATGCCCCATTGTTGGTAAGTGTTGGTCTTGTCAAGCGTCAACACGTCACCAATCACAACACCAGAGCCTACACTGCTCGAGTCTCGCATGTAAATCGGATTGACACGGGCTTTGGCGTACTTCTTTTTGTCATCTTCTGACAAACCATCAGCGTACAACCAACCAGTTATTTCTTCATTTGCCCCTGTGAGGTTCACGCTACCCTTGGTTTGCAACCAAGATAAAGCGGCTTGAGAAGTGACCCCGCCGATTAAGCTCAAACGCCGTGTAGTGGCATTAGAACGCTGTCCAGCCCCCTTGAAGACTGATAGGCGGTGACGGTTACTGGTGAAGAGTTCTGTGTACGTTTCGTTCGCTTCGGGCGTTGTCCCATCCGCTAAGGCTTGCAGAATCATCCAACGCTGTGACGCGCCAATGTCCATAAGCGATTGTACTTGGGCTTGAGGAGCGGTTGAATCAACCACAATCACAGCGCGGCGCAAGCCTGTGTTTTGTAATGCGGTGACTGCTGCTGTCCAGTCACCAGCAATCGGGGCGGCTGCATTCGTGCCACCAGCCAAGGCGTACACTCCAAGCTCAGGTTCATCCACCACTGTGTAGCCAGTATCCGCAAAGCTGTCAGACAGGATAATTGGTAAACCTTGGGCGTTGAATTTGGCTATGAAGTAATCACTTGAGGCAGGGTTAGCATTGCCATAAACAACGCTTTCAAGCTCGACTTCGCCCGTGATTCGGTTTTTGTAATAAACTTTGCTGTCCACGCGGCTCGAGGCTGTACTTTGTTGCCCCGCTTCGACCACAAAATCATAACTGTTTCCTGCTGTTGACGGGTAACGCCATGTGGCGCGGTAACGGGCATTACCGACCACGGCGCTGTCTTCAATCAGTGCTGTCTGAGCGGGAGCGCCGCCCGTGCCGATTACTCGACCCGCGTAAATGTCACCAACGGATGCCATTTCAAAGTGTGATTTGACAATATCCAAGATGCCCGTTGAGGCTCTTGGGTATCCATACTTTTTAATCAGGTCACTTGTTGAAAAAATGCTTTTGATTGCATTCTGACCGTTCAGAGTTGCCCCGTCTGGAAAGTCACCAATAAAAACGAACTTTGCGCCGCGTGATGCTCGAGCGGGGGCGGGTGCTGCTGATTCAATAACTCGCGTCTCTGATGGTTGCGTCATACTGCCTCCTTGTGTTGGCGGGGGGGGTGTGGTCGTGGTCGAGCCGCTAACTGATAAAGAGTATACAAGACCGACCTCAGTTAAATTGCTAGGTAAAACCGTGAATGCCAATTCGATAAGCCCTGTGACCATTGTTGCGGCTTCGGCTTCGTCAATCGCTACGCTGTCAATGACTGTATCGGTTGCACTTCTTAACTGAAAAGTCCTCGAGCCGATAGTGCCATAAAGCCCTGCCTTAAGTTTTGTCCCTGCCGTTTCGGTGTGAGCGAACGGGTAAGAATCACCAAGAATCGTCAAGGTGAGTGTGTCGGGTGTAATCTCAAGTTCTGAATTGCTAAGCCCAAGGGTGATTGTGCCGTCAACAGTGTTTGAGTAAACAATCTCAAAGCTGTTGAGATTGTAACTAAACACCGCCCCATCCTTCATTAAGCCTAACGGGGCTGTGCTGTTAGGGTCTAGCTCGAGACCGTCAGCCACAATAGAGTAATCACCGCGATTTACAAGGGTATCACTTCGGGTGTACCCGCTAAGCGCCCCAATGGTCATGGTCTCGAAATTATCGGTAAACATCTCTTGCCTCCTTTATTCAATAATAAGCAATTCTTGCTTATCAGTTAAAGTTACCACGGGGTAAGTGTCTAAATCTGGCATTGGTTCGCCAACACCGCCCGTCACCAAAGCGACTTCCTTGGCTGTGTTAGCCTCCACAAAACCGATACCGTCAAGGAGTGGGTAAGTGATAAGGTAGCGCAAAACAACATGAATCTGCGCCTGATACTCGAAAGAAGACGGGCTTCCAATCAGTTTCGTGACGAAACCACGACTGACACCATCATGGATTAGACTTCGCTCCTCACGCTCAGCCCCAAGGACACCCATTAGCTTGCTTTGATTTCTGATGTAAAGACGGTTGACGCTTATTTTGCCGTGGCGTTGGGCAGCATCACGAGTTTCACGCAACACAAGATGCAGCTTTACCTCATGGTCTACATATTGAAGCATCTGTTCAATTATCAGAGTGCCTAACGTACTCGAGACTTCGCGTTTTTCTCTTAAGTCTTTCGCTTGCCCTTCGCTTGGTAAGGGTACTTCAAAGTAATCAATCCCAACCCGAAGCGGGATTTTTTGCCCGTCTTGGTCAGGGTTCACCATGCCATACGTGACAATACGACCATTAAGCCCGTCTAATAAGTACCTGTCAGGCGGGTCAAACATATAAAGACCAGCCGCATAAATACGACTCTTGATAAAATCTAGGATACTTTCAAACATGACTAAACGCCCTTATGATAGCAGTTTGATACAACCCTCTGAACTCTGGCAAAAGAGCTTTTGCTACTGGAATTATAATACCTCTTTGCGGGACTCCAATTCCGAATTCATGGGCAAGCATATACGGGAAATTATTAGCGTCATCCGTTCGGGCATCAACACCAACATAAATGATTTTTGATGATTGAACAAATTGCCTGAGCGACCCGACTGCTTTACCGCTTGCAATCAGAATCCTACTATCAAGCCCCTCACTGATTTTCTGGCTTAGGTACTCAGGCGAAAGAGCTTCCCAACCAAGTCTCTGCCCAAGCCAAAACTTTTTTAGATTTTCCTCGTAAAGTTGCGCCGCATCCCTATTAGCCAAAATAAGGTTAGCGTTCACTCGAGCCTGCAAGCCGTCAAAGTAGCTTGCAAGTTGCGCCCAGTTGCCTGTGAGCCTAGCCTTTGGGTTTGCTCTGAGCGTTCGGTGTGCATTTCTGATTGAAGCGGCTGTTCTTGCAGCCCAAGGCATTCTTTGGATTGAAACCTTAAACTCGGTTGCTAAGTACAACCCGTCAGGGGCTTGACGTGTGAACGTTTGCGCGAAGCTCATAAGTGCCTACCCACGAGACAATCAAACCGAATCACCCCCTCACCTCTAATCAAAGGTTTGACATAAATCACGTCAAAGGTTTGATTCACTTGAGGGATATAAAACGACCCGTTAGCAGAGGGCTGACAGTCTTCTGCTAGGACTCTGATAAGTGCTAACGTACCAGTCCTAAAAGCGCTCGAGTCACCGTAGGCTGTAACCTCTTGAGGGTTTGGTGTCATGTCAATCGCCGCCCTGACGGTCTGACCCGCTAACTCGAGTCCTCCGACTGTCTCACCAAAACTATTCACGGTTTCACCGATTCGAGGAGGCTTATAAATCACATCCGCCCCATTGCGCCTAAAGGTGCGTTTTAGGTGAGGCAGTACGCGGCTAAAATTAGTAACCATATTCAACCTTGGCGCGACTTGTTGACGGGCTTGAATCTGCTACGGCTCGAGCGGGTTTAGCGGTTAGCTGGGCGAATAGTTCACACTCCGCGTTTCGGTCAGCTACAAGTGATTTAAGCGCGAAGCTCGAGTTACCAAAAGAACCACTGCCCATGCCGTCTATTGCTGTTGTTGTTGGTGCGTTCTGCCCGTCTTTTACCATTCGTTTGTACATTTGGCACTTCATACCAGCTATGACCGCCGCTTCTTTTTTTTCCTCGAGTGTTTCAAAGTCCTTATCTGCAATCGGGTCAAGGGCGGTTACTCTTGACCCGACAATGGTATCCACAGCATCAAACCACTCTTCAAGGGCGGCATTGAATTGTAATTCCTCGAGTCCAAAATCTTCGGCTTTGAACTCCTTAATCGTTAGGTTTAGGTAGGTGGGCAAGGTCATGCCTAATTGTAGCGCGTTTTAAGGCAAAACAAAACCCGCTCGAGGGTTAAGCGGGTTTTATGGTCTAATTTGCGCTGTAATGGCTTTTAAGAGGCTTCTAAGGGACTTCTGGGAGTCTTAGCGTGGTTTCCTTCTCACTGCGCCTTATAATGGCTCTGCACACCGTAGCTACAAAATACTCCTTGCCGCCTATTACTTTTTTCACAGTTCACGCTCCAAGGTTACAACATGATTATTACTCATGACTAAGGGCTTAAACTCGAGGTAGTAACCAGCTTTACCAACTAAGCGGTTTTTTTCAACCTTTGCCTCTTTGAAGTACCTACTATAAGGCGCGATACTGAGCCACGGGCTAGAGCGAAGAGCTTTTTCGATTTGTGCTGCTTGACTGGTCTTCATAAGCCTTCTACATCCTTCATGAACAAATTAAAAAGGTAGTCATCAAAATCGGCGCGAACAATTGACCATGAAGACATTTGTGTGCCATGCACACACACAACGGGCTTACCCTTGTGCGTAATCTCGATTTTCCCGCTATCAACTGAGTAAAAAATCTGGAAAGAGCCGACTGACGTTTTGATTGACGGGGCAGTTTCATCACTAGGTATCGGCTTGAAGTATCTTGTCAGTTCATCAGCGATGACTCGAGACAAACAGCGAAGGGCGTGTTCTTGGACACTTAAAACTGTTGGGCTGTAGATTCTAAAGTGCCAAGCGCTCCCTTGGGGCGTTGTAAAGGTTAGGATAACAACACCAGTACCCTGCTCTCTGCTTAAGGCTAACTGACCAACGGATTCATAGAGGGTCAGGGCGTAAAAAGCGGTTTCAGAATTGAACCATTTTTCGACCTTCTCAGCTATGAACCTATGAAGTAATTCCAAGTATCCACACTTAACAAGGGCAATTGCGCTTTCACTCAAGTCAATCACCGAGAGGGCAAGAGCTTTGCGTATTGATTGTTCGTCAAGAGTAACAACATTTTCGTTGACGAGACGACCCACAATTTGAGGGAGGTACTTCAACCCAGTGTTGAGAACGGGGCGGCTCACACCATTAGGTATGTCTAGCGGTCTGTGACCAATTAGGTCGTTGTGATTAGAGGGGTATCCGAATACTAAGCTCATGGTAAAACTCCTTTTTGTTTCGTGACGAAACCTGTGATAACCCGCACAGGCAACGGGGCAGATGGTTTTAGCGTTGTTGGTGTTCCCAAAAAAGCTCTTTATAGCGCAGTAGGTCATTCACAAAAAGAGCTTTGAAAGTTTCGGGGTCAGTACGGGCGGCGGCAATAGAACCGAAAACTTCATGGTTGGCAATCTCGAGGGCGGTGATAATCGCACGGTAAGGCTTGGCAAACTCGATACCATCAGCCATGTCAATTTGGTCAAGGGCGAAGTTGCGTAGTGGCTCGAGCTTGGCGCTAAAGAATGTGTCGGTCAGGGCTTCACTGTCAGAGAAGTGTTGAAGCATTGTAAAGAAGCTCCAAGTCATCCAGTCGCTACGGTCAGCCAAAGTCATATTGTTATTCATGTGCTTACAAATTTGCTCGAGAACTGCCACACGGAAAGCATTGATGTTTAGGGCGGCGTTTAACACTGCTTGATTAAGTATCATGATGGGACTCCTTGGGATTGTTTTGCGGGAGGAGGGCTTAGGTGTTGGTGATAAGCGGCTCGAGGGACTAAGATGCCTTTTTTGACAGCTTCGGCGCTCCATTCGGGCGTACCCACGACTTCCCAAATCCAAACACCAGTAGTATTGTCTTTGCCGATGCAAGTACATATTGCGCCAACACCAAGCTGCTTGGGCGAAAATTCGCTTTCTTTGTATTTGCCAGAGCTAACGCCAAGGGTGTGAGCAGAGTTGTGGAACGTGAGCGATTCGGTGAACTTGTGGGCGCTGCTTATTTCGTAAAGTACGCCATCCTCGAGCCGACAGCTACCGAATGCACCGAATTTTGCATGACCTAATAACTGACCCTTTTTGCCTTCGCTAAAATCAAAGATTTTCATTTTTGGACTCCGTGCCTGTGATAACCCGCACAGGCACGGGGGCTTAGGTTTAGGAAAAGATTTTCTCGAGCAGGGTATTAAGTCTGGTTTGACCCTCGGGCGTATCGCTAAAGAGTTCGTCAAGACGGGTGCAAGTGTCGGGTGAAAAGTTGTATTTGTAGGCATCGTAATATGTAATGGCTTCGCCTTCAATCGTAAACCAAACATCATCTTGTGTTGGGCTACACACTAACCATTCGGCGGGTTTCTCGCTACCCATTTTATAGACTGATACTGCGATAGGGCAGTTAAGGTCTTTGGCGGTTTGAAGAGCTTGACGGGCGGTGTACGGGATGTGTGTCATATGTGCTACCTCCTTGGTAGTGAGTGCATAGTATCGTGCATTTTGGAGTTGTACTAGGGACATTTATCCCATACCTAATTTGACCTGCTTCTATGGGTTCAAAGGGTCAAGGGTAGTGCCTTTATACGCACCGTGAGCGCTTTTAAGCCTGCTTTGGGTCGTTCTGTGGCTCGAGTTACCAGAGCGCTATATATAAGGGATTCTAGGCGATTCTAGGAGTCGGGACATTTATCACTGGTATACCTTTCTTGTGTATCGTTATGATGCACTCACTACCAAAGGAGGTAGCACCCCATGAAACGACACGAATTTATTATCATCAACGACATTGAATGCCGCCCTGACCGTCAAGTGCAAGCGCAGTTTGCAGGAACGGACACAAAACACCTAACATCTATTGCGCTCATGAACTGCACGGATGCAGATACGCCCCAAGCAGCGATTGATGGTCTTAAAGAAGCCATGACCAAACCATTTGAATTCGCAAACTACCAATTCGCAGAAAAGGTCATCCGCCCCCTACTCACTGACGAAACCCTAGGCTCGAGTATCCGCCACGTTTACACAATCGGGTTTTATAGCGTTTATGCAGCAGCAGCAGCAAAGAAGGTGAGCAAATGAAGCCCGATGATATGTTTGAACTCCTAGGCGGTAAGAATTCGCTTGTGGCTATGGTAGACGCTCATATGTTTACCTGTTCCAAAAAAGACGGTTCTGTTAGTTTCCACTTCAAGGGACATAGTAAGTGTAACATTTGCACACTCACACCCGCGCCCGATGCTACTTTCACGCTCACGCTTCACAAGTTTGTCAAGTCCACTGGTGAAATTGGTGTTTTTACAAAAACCGAGGGTGTCAAGCCCTCCCGCCTTATGTACTGCTTTGAGATGCAAACAGGCTTAAGACTTCAAGTGCATTTTTCCTATGAGGCTTTGGTGTGGAAATGATAACTTTAGAATTTTCGGTTGGATCAAGAACCGCCCTCGAGAAGTACATTCAAAAGAAGCTGCGTATCCAAGCCCAAGGCGCTATCAAGGATGTTACCGAATGGGAGGACATCCGCTCTGATGGGATTGAAGCTCTTGGGTACATTCTGCGTGAAAATCCAGTCTTGGGTTATCACGACCAAGCCCAAGCCCAAGCCATTAGCGACAAGCAAAAGGGTCGTGTATGACAAAAGAATTTTATGAAGTCATAGAAATGTTTGAAAAGCATTTCACGGGTCGAAGGCTTGACAAGGAGGATAAAGCCCGTTGGAAAGAGGGAATTGTTTACCAGCATGGCGAACTGAACGAACTTTTTAAGGCGTTCCGTTTAGGCTATTACTTTGGCAAATCGGTTTAAGGTCTTGCCCGTCCTCGAGCGGGTCATCTCGAGGAAGGAGTTTTATGTTTATCGAGTGCATGGACGGGATTTTTTGGAATGTTACTCAAGCCCAGTCAATTTCATATTACCCTACTAATGAATTTATAAAAGTACCAGCAGAACAGGAGCGCGACAAAGATGCCCCTGACGGCTACAAAGCACCCGAGGGATGGGAGTACGAACCTGACGAGCATATGTTTTATCGCCCATTTGAGTACACCATTAAACTCACTTTTCCAGATGACAGCGTAGTTAGGTTGAGAAAATACAAAACCGAAGCCGAAGCCCGTTCTTTTTGCCGTGACCTTGCGGCACTGCTATCTAGCAAGCCGCCCTTAATCCTTAACTCGCAGAAACGCTTTTAAGGCTATTCAAACCACAAGGTAAGGAAAGACCCTAGGGAATCACTCCTAGGGTCTTTTTGATGCCTTCTAGCGCTCAGGCGGGTATCCTTGACTGCTCGAGTTTGTCCATTTCTGCTTGGTGCAATTCTTTAAGCTGACCCATTGAAAGCTCAGCGTCAAAGGGTACACCCATATCAGTGAGGGCATTGATATACCACTGCTTGCTCGAGCGGCTTACTTTCGCTTTGTCTTGCACTTGCTTTTCTTCTTCTTGGGCTTCATTCAAATCCTCCCATAGCGCTATGAGTTGCTTAAGAGTGTAATCGCTTGGGTCGTCTTTTTCGTCGAAGACACCGCCTTCTTGAAGGGCTTTGACATAATCTTCAAACGTAACAGGTGAGCTAGAATTCACAACTTCGGATTCTTGCTTTTGTTTGAAGTCACTAGGCTTAGACGGGGTTTGCCCCATAGTTTCGTCGGCTTCCTCCTGCGATTCGTAAGGCACAAAGCCTTCACCCGCTAACCAACGACCAGAAGCCCCGAATTGGTCTAAAAAGTTTCCTTGGGGAGTACCGCTCACTTGATAACCTGCTTTCATATTGTTCACCTCGAGCCATACAATAGCAAAACCCCGTGCAGTTTGCACGGGGTTGCTGTTTCGTCACGAAATTAAGGTGTTTGGTATGGGATGTTAAACACAAAAACGTTTTCTGGGTTAAGGATGACTGGCAAGGTTGTAGCCCAACCAGAAAGCTCGACCCGTGGCGGTTTGGTTTGAAAGGATTCTGCAAGCGTAACGATTTTACTTGTGCTTGCACCAGCAGGGCGACCAATGGCGGTATACCCAAGGGTGTCGTCTGGAGTGACAAAATCTTCGCCATCGCCCAAGTCAATTCGTTCACTTCGCCCTGTCTCGCAAACAATCACGAAAGCAGTGTCACGCATAAAGCGTTTAGTGCCAACGTCTTGACGGTAGGTGAGGTTGTACTCGATGATTGGGGGCAAGCCTTCCTGAGTCATGATGTTATTCAATCGGGCGGCGCTTAGGTTCGCTTGGCTTTGAACCAACGTACCAGCGTTCACAAGAGAAATGTTGTTGACTCGAGCCTGAACCTTTGGGTGCTTTCGCAAAATTGACGTAATGCGGTTACTCGTGAAGATTCGACTTGGAATTAAGCCCTTGTCTCGCAAGAAGTCAACCGCATCAAAAATGTCTTGCAATGGGTCGAGGGTCGGGTCAAACCAACCATCAGGGACAGCAACACTACCCGATGGAATGGTGACACGATGCCCTGACGGATTCGAGTAAACAACAGTATCAAGAATACCCATGTCGGTTGTACGGGTGACTTGGGCATCACATATAGCTTCCCAACGCATACGCTCCATTTTTTCACGGAGGGCAAGGTTTACGGTGACATTAAAGAATGAGGCTAAGTTCACTCGAGCCAAATCTGGTAAATCTTGGTCAAGAGTCTCGAGCAAGGCATCATAATTTTCTGCTGACATTTCAGAGCCAACATCAATATGCCCAAGCTCGACCAACATTGAACCCGTGCGAATGCCTTCTTTTAACTGCACAGGGCTGTAACGAGTACCATCATTTGCAATGATGGTGAGGTATTGCACACCATTTTCACGGTAGATGTTACCCTGCTTTGCCGTGGTGGGTTTTTCTGGCAGGATGGTAGCCCCAAGGTATTGACGGTTTGCATCACCGAATTGAACCCTTGGGCTGTTGGCAAGGTCAACGAAAGTACCATCATTCACTAACTCATCAACTAACTGAGCGATATTCAGCATTACGCTACACCTCCCTGAGCGCCCGTCTGCAAGATGTATTTACTGCTTAATGCGGTACGGGCTGCACCAGTATAAGCAATTGGTAAGTAGGCTTCACGAATGGTGGTGTTAGGGCGAACAAAAGTAGCTTCATTGTTTTTGTTCACAATGTCGAGAACGTCAAATGCAAGCAAGTATGTTTCTGCCATGCCTGCCGCATTGCCAGTGGTCACAGGAACAAACTTGGCTCGAGCGGTACGGTCTGCATCAGTACGCCCCCAAAGTGTTCCAGCCTGAGCGTTCTTACGCCCGTTCGTACCAGCAACCAATGTGGTTGCATCCAAGGCAGCACCAGCAGGAATCAATCTTTCGGTTGAAAGATAATCCGCCGCCCATCTTGGTTGTGACCGTGCGCCTGTTTCGTCAATTACTTTAGCCATGATTCAACCCTCCTTATGTGGGTTTTTTGGGTTTGAAACCACTCAGCACCTTCGAGCTAACACTGCCCTTAGTGCTTTCGTGTGGAGTCCTGTCACTACTTTTTTGTGGTAGCACAGGGGGTTTCTTGCCGTTTTCTTTAGGCTCGACTGACAATGCGGGTAAGAGCAGCTTTAGAAAGCTGTGTGATTCAAAGTATTCGCTTAACGCCGTGCGTTTAGCGGCTTTGCCCTCACCTTCAACAACAAAAGCGGTTTCGGTGTGAACCGTTACCTTTTCGCCCTTGCTATTCGTTTGCACTGTTGGGACTGGTACGACTTCAAGATTAAGCGCGTACTGCAACGCTATTTCATTGAGTGTCTTACCATTCCAGCCCATTAAGTCAGCAACTTTTGTGTTCAGAGCCTCGAGTTCAATGCCCTTGACTTTCCCTCGTAACTCATCACGTTCAGCTATGGCAGCCTGAACCTCCGACAATTTACCAACTGCTTGATAAGCAGCTAACTGCTTTTGGGCTTCGTTAAGACCTTGTAACTGCGAACGATAATTTTTGTTATCAGTCTCGAGCCTAACGACCTTATCACTGAGGGCTTTCGTTGTCATGCTCTCGAGTTCGGTCATTCTTTCCGACTGGTAAGCAGCATCGGTCTTGCCATCATCTTTTTCAGGGGGCTTACTAGGCGGCTCTTTTGTTTCAGTAGCGGGTACAAAGTCGTCACCTGTATCAAAGAAGATGTTTTGCCCGAATGGATTGTACTGCGTCAGTAAATCCGCGCCAAAAACGTTCGTGTAGTCTTTCATGATAGCCCCTTATGCTTTGGCTTGCCGTGCAAACCAGAGTTTCCGCCGTGCGGTGTCATGATTATGCACGGTTGGGCTTAATTGTGCAAGCTCTAAGCCTTCGGTTTAGGTTCTGGCTTCTTGTTTGTTGGGGCGGCAGGGTCTTCAATTGGTGCTTGTTGCGCCAAGCTGATAGCTTTCTCTTCATTGATTTTTGCTTGCTCAGCGTCAACATCCACAATGCGCCCTGACCGTGCCATGAGGGTATTGGTTGACATTGCACCTTCTTGCTTAAGCGAAATATCCGCTTGAATATCTTCGGGCGTTGGTTCTGTGGTATTGACAATGCACTCACAGGTAATTCTAAGGTCGTTGAATAAATCGGGTTCGTTGTTGTTATAAGCAGCTAAGCGCAAAACAACCTTTAACATCCAACGTACAAGCCCCTCAGTCTCTTCTTTGAGGTCGGCTGTGTCCATCGTAAAGTCAAGCATGGCGGTTTGTCTCGAGACACCTGACGGGGTAGCGTTACCTTGAATCAAGACGTGCATTTGCGAAACCTCTTCGTAAACCAACATACGACCCGCATCAATTGGATTTATGAACGCTCCTGAATCAGATGCTTCTTTGTACACCACGTTTGGGTTAGCGTATGTCTTGCCGCCCTCCGAATCGGTTTGCTCGAGTCCGACAAGATGGGTTATGGTTTTTGCTCCTAGCTTATAAGGCTCTTCAATGTACGAACGTAAACCCGTTTGCGGGTCACGTTCAAAACGCCCGTTCTTCATGGCGTTTATGAATGTTCGTTCAATGAAACCAGCAGAGCTAACATTATGATTCATCATACTAGCCGCGTGGGTCACAAGGTTCTGAGCGCTCAGGGCGGCGGGTGAAACTATGGGTTCAATCTTTAATTCGTACATCATCAACTCACCGTCAATCGGGTAAGCAACGCCCCTTTGAGAATCGGTGTTTAAGCGTTCAACATCATAGATGTGTGTTCGCCCGTCTTGCTCGAGCCTAGATATTTCATGGCGCTTTGTGTCATCTTCGTCGCTGTAATGGCGATACGAAAAAAGAGGGACTTCGTTTTTTGAGAAGTAAACACCAGCTTCGCGCCCGTCAACACGAAGAGGCATGACGGCTTTGCCGAAATCTTCTAAGGTTGTGCCTATTAGAACTGAATCGCCCTTCTTGTCGAGTGTTGTTTTTTCCTCTGGTATTATCAAGGCAACCACGCCACGACCATAAGCACAAGCGTCTCGAGCGGCTTCTCTAATTGCCCTCATGGGTTTATTGTTTTCCCAAAATGCCATGAGTACACGGTTAGCCAAATCAATTAGGTTTTGTTCCTCTTCGCTTGGGCGCTCTGGTTTTTCTACGTCAAAACCCGTGAGTGGGTCTTTCTCTGAGACGGTCTTGAGTGTCCTCTTAAGCGTCACGCTCCAATTTGGGGTCACGCCCGTCACCGCTAAGGCTTTTCGTTTAACGACTTGCTTGATTAGGTTTACAGTGACTTGCTTACTTTCGACTAAGCCCAAAATCTCTTGCACGTCAGGGTCGCTTAAATCACTTGGCATTGCGCCAATCCAAAGTTTGCCCCTTTGGAATAAATCATTTTCTTCAATGATTTTTCTGATTGTTTCCCTGAACCTGTAATTTGCATCACGGGGCTTACGGGTTTTGTTCAGGAGCTTATCAAGGTCTGCCTTAGTAAGTTTCATATGATGATTGTACTTGTTTCGTGACGAAATAAAAATACCCGTCAATTAAGACGGGCTGTTGAAGTGAGCTACACCTCGAAACGAGTGCATTGTAACAAGTAGACGCTTAAAACACAACACCCGCCTCTCGAGAGGCGGTGTTTGTCCGACTGAGCCGCATCGGGCGAGGGTCGTCTGCGTCTAGCTACTCCTCGAGCTTAACCCGTGGCGCTAAGTTGGGGCGCGGCATTCCACTAAGCCGTCCGCCTCTGCCGTACAGGGTGCAAAATACCATGCTCCGAAAGATGTGTCAAGTATGTTTTCCCTAGCCTCTTGATTATTCTAGTCATGGCTTTGAACCTAGTCGTTAAACAGGGCGGGCATCGAAGTGGTTAGCGAAGCGGCGCTCTTTGCACCTTGTAGCGGTGAGGGCGTAAGATTAGCAACTCGAGAAGAAAATCTTGGTCGTGACTCGAGGTGTCGAATTTCATGTTTTTTGACAACAACTCTTGGGGCTTATTGTTTAAGGAAAAATGGCTTCTGAAAGCATCCATCTTATCGGGTGTGGAAGGTAGCTCGAGCATTCTACCCCTCGAGTAACTTCTTGCCGCTTCTGAGATTGTGGTCTTGATTAGTTCAATCAGTTTAGGATGCCATTCTTTGTAGTAAAAGGCAGGGCTTACGGCTTCTCTGAAAACACGTTCGCGTAATTCAGGCGGGTAGCCTGAATGGTTTATGTCAAGCACATAGGCTAAGTGGTGAGGGGCTACACAAAACAGCGTTATCTTGAATTCATTCATTTTGCTTACCGCCTTTGTTGAATTGAACTCGAGCCATCCACTTGAAAAAGGCATCACGGGGTAGGCTGACCGATAGCTTCAAAGTGTCTTGTTTTGTGAAGTGGCTAACGTTGAAGCCCTTGGCTTGTTTCGTGACGAAACTACCAGCAAGCGAGTGGGTGTAATTGAGTTTTGATTCAACAAACTCAGGTCTTAAGTAGGAACGAAGGGGCGGCATATTTTTCATTAAGAACCTCTTTTGGAGCGTGGTTCAAGGTAGATAAACGGTGTCCACTTGTAACCAAAAATTAGCACTCGAGTTGCCTTGAGGGCTGTACCATGAGCAGATTGCCATTTGCCGAAGTTAATCCAGAACACAAAACTCCTTTTGGTGCATCTATTATTATGCACCAATAAAACGTTGTTGTCAAGGGCTACCCCAACAATCAACTTTTGATTCTATTCGTCAGGCAAGGGCGACACTGCCATGTATCGGCTTTCGTTTAATGTGTCCTTTTTGACGGCTCGAGTCATCTCACCGTGCAATGGTGCTACACATCACGCGCCCGTGATAAGAGTGTATCCACGGCGATACTCACGGCTTTAAGGTTCGTGACCTCCTCGAGCTATTTTCAAACCGCTCTGGTTTAATGCGCTTCTCAGCCCCGTAGCATTCGTCGGAGTAAAACGGTTTCGTGACGAAACCCAAGTCAATATACACCAACCTCGAGTCTTGGGCTATACCCTAGCGTTCGCTGTAGTGGCTTTTAAGGTGTCTCGAGAGTGCGCCAAAGAAAAAGACCCTAAGCAGCGACTCTTAGGGTCTTAAAAACGATTGTAGAGGTCAGTTGATTAGAGGGGCATCGTCAATTGATGTTCCGCGTGGTGTTGGTATGTTTATATTCAGTTGACCCCAACAGCCCCAACAGCCTACCGCATCATAATCAGCGTCAATAATGGCAGTGATTGAGTTGTATTCGGCAACTTTTAGACTGTGCGGCACGAAACCAGCAGGCATTGGGGGTATTAGGTTGGGTATGTTGCCGACTGGCAAAGTGCTTAACAGTAGCTCTAATCGTTTAGCCTCATAAGCCTGTCGCCGCGCTCCATAAATCGGGGTCAGGACGTTAGCCGCACAATTTTTGGCTTCATTGATGCTGTAAGCACGGCGGTTGAAAAAAACCCACCACGGCGTAACCGCGTAGCCCCATTGAATGCACTCCCAAACGGCGCGTTTGCCAATTGTTATGCTTAATTCTTTGAAATAAACGGGCTGACCATTGGTGGGATTAGTGATTTTAACGCCCCTTGACGAGTCATAAATGGAATCAATCAAAGCGATGCGCTGTGAGTCAACAGCATTTTGCGCTACTGCGGGGACTGACCAAATGGCGGCGGCGGATAAGAGCATGGATAACACAAGTTTTTTCATAGAACCCCTTCGGATACGTGTTTGAATGAAGACTTATAAAAAGAGCCACCCTTTAGGGGCGACTACTAAAACACAAACCACTGTTACTTATTGAGGCTCTTCGCCTTGCCCCTCGTCGCCTGTATCTTCGCCTTCGGGAGCGCTTTCTTCGGTTCGCATATCATCACCTCCTTACTTAGATTATACACTAACGCCCTCGGTTTTGCTGTAACAACTTGAGGAACTTGGCTCGAGCTAAAGCCTCTTGTTTGCTATTCTCAGGCGAATCCTCAGTAGTCGTGCCGCCTAGCCCGTCATCAACCCTCATGCGTTTAAGCGCTAGGGTCACAGCAAGGCTTACAGCGTCTACACGGTCATCATGAAGCCCCATTGGGAAAGCGACACATTCATCCACAAAGGCATCGTTCCAAGAGCCTTCTACAAGATAAACCTTACCCTGCTCAGCACGGTAAGACCAAATAGAAGCCCTCTCAACTTTGTCCCTGTCTGGTACAACACTAAAGAATCTCAAGTGAACTAGGTCAGGGTCGTTCCTAAAATCACTGTACAGGGCAGAGCCGTTTGAGGCTCTTTCGATACCAGTCTCGAGGGGGTCATTAAAGACGACTTCTTTTAACCATTCTCTTTGCTTTGACCACTCGAGCTTTTCAGCCCCGACGAATCTGATGTAAAGATTGTTGCGACCATCAAAAGCAATTTCGGCGTATGCGGTGTTATCGGCTTGCTTCTCTTCGCTCGAGGCACAGTCAATGCCCCTGAACCATTGCAAACCACGCGGGGCGGTACGAACGATGTGAAACCACTCCCGCTTAAATATGTTTCCATCCTCGAGTATTTCCCAGTCACCAAACAAAAGGCGATTACGTTTGACAAGGGGCAAGTTCATCAACGTATTCATGTAATTCTGATTACGCATGAGGTACGGGTTGTCTTGCAGCAGGGCGGCAATAAAGGTGCGACTTCTCGAGAACTTTGTGCCTTCTGGTACTTCGGTCTCAACGTCATTGACACGTAAGAACCAACGAACCTCACCACTGTCAGCCCGTTTGCCTGAGTGCTTTAATCCCTTGGCTTTGAAAGCCTCATGGTCAATGGCGTAACCCTTTGGATACTTCTTATCAAGCCATGCGCCCCACCGTTTTTTAATCCATCCGTGACCGTTGCCCCCTGGATTCGCTGTCGCTCGAATCTTGAGTTTTACTTCTGGATTTACGCAACGGTTACGCGAAGTGAGGAAAATATAATCCTCTTCGTTGTGTTGTTGTAATTCGTCGAAACCAATAAACGCATAGGCTAGACCTTCGTGGGCTGTGACGTGTTCCTTGTTCCTTAAGTGTCTGAGCGTGACCGTTCCTGCTTGCTTGCCTTTGACTGATAAGAAACGCCAACGCATTTGACCAGCAGAGTAATTAGCTCTTGCCCTGACGTAGAACTCATTTGTCTTCTCGAGCAAACCGTCAGAGCCTTGTAAATCACCAATGGTTTTTCTGAAAAGAATTGCGCTGTAACTTTCTAAATGAGCTTGGGCGGCTGCATCTGCAATGAGAGCAATGGATTTACCACCACCAGCAGCCCCGCCGTACAATGCTTCATCCGCATCTGTGATTAAGAAGAGGTGTTGAGGACTAATCAGCTTAGGGGCAACTGGCTCATTTGGAATGAAACCAATTGCCTCGAGTCCGACCTTTGGCACACGGCGTTTAGGGTTTGCCCTGTGAGCCTTTGGGTTTTGCTTGGCTCGAGCCTTGACCCTCTCAGGGACAGGCATACCGTAGCTATGGGCTTTGCGTTCAATGACTGACGCGATGACTTGACGCGGGTTAGCTCTTAGTCGGTGAAGACGAACCCTAGCTGCCCCTGATGATGGTTGGAATGGGTAAGCCATAATCAATCTTCGTCTTGGGCTTCGTACCGCTCAGTGTACGCTTCCCACAATTCGGCTAGGTAATCGTCGCCCCATAAGTCTCTGATAAGGTCAAACATCACGCCCAAGGTCACGCTTTCATCTGCTCTGAGTAAGCGTGATTCATTTGTGCGAGTGGCTAAGAATCGGCTGCTGTGTCTTACTCGAGCTTCGGCTTCGGCGGGGGTTTCGTATCTGGTGAGCCTCTTGCCGTCCAGTATTCTTTGTTGCCCTGTCTCTTCGTCTATGTCGGGAACTCTGCGCCTTGCCGTTGCGATACTTTGAAGGTGATTTGATTTTGCTACTGAACTAGCCCATGAAAGACCTTCAAACAATTGTGTGTGAACTGTGTCCTTGCCGTCTTGTTGGTCGAGCAGGGCGGTCTCTTTCCATCTGTGATACGTCATTCTCGAGATGCCTATTATCTCGCATACCTCGAGCATGGTTAAGCCCCTGCTGATTTGTAGTTTGATTTGATTTACGATTTCTTGGGTGAGTTTTTTGGGTGTGCGTAGTGCTTTTGGTTGTCCAAATAAATCGGATATTTCACTCATAGGATGCCCTTTCTAACCTCTTATCGCCGTGCGAATAGGGGCGGCTCTGCCTTGCAGAGCAGTTAGGCTTTGCATGGTATCAAACAGCAATAAAAAACACAACCCAAGGGCTTAACTTGGGTTGTGCCTGTGTGACCTGTGAGCCTCTTTAATCCATTGGTATGATGCCTTGAGCCTTGGCATACTCAAAATTCTCTGAGACCTGTTTAGGGACTTCTGACGGCTCAAGAATGAACTTTTGATACTCACCTTGATACAGTGGGTTAGGTCGGGCTTCATCAAGGTAGTAGTTGCTCAGGTGTAAAAACTTGTAGTAATAATGGTCGTTAATGTACTCACTGGGCGTTACCTTTGTCACGCTAACGATGACACCGTACCTCACTGGGCGCGTTGGTCGTTGCGCTTTGATTAGCTGACCGATTCTAAAGAGTTGTGTCATTGTGTCCTGCCATGAGGTGTACTAGGGCATCAACTCTATGTTGAGCTTGTTCTTTGTCTCGAGCGGCTTGCTTCTCGAGTGTTCGTTTTTTTTCTGCAAGCCGCTCTTGTGGTGTTGATACGAAGGGCTTTCTTGGTTTGAAGTATTCGAGTTGTTTTCTGTTTTCAATTCGGTATCGCATCCAAGCGTCATTAAAATCGTAGCGGATATAAATATAATCATCGCCACGTTTCCAGTAAGCGATTAGGTTTTCACTGTCTTCTTTAAGATAATCGGGCTGCTTGCATTTTTGCCATTGCTTATCGAATCCGAGATGTTTTGATAAGCCAACAATTGCAATAATGGCTAGGCTCGAGTCCCAATAAACCCGCCTTGGGCTTTTAGTCTGCATATTCATCCTTTTCGTGTGTGCTTGCATTGAGTGTCGCAACGTAAAGGGCTTTCTTGACGTGAATCACCAAGCCTAATTTTACAAGTTGTTTTAGGCTTTGAATGACCAAAGCCTTATTCTTGATGTAATCGTGACGAGGGCGAACGTGTTGCACCAAAAGAGCGTTTCTGGTGACTCGACCCATTGCAACAACGGTTTCGTAGACTCGAGCCTGAACGACTTCTAAAGAATCTTCGGGTTTATGTTTGGGCTTCATTAACTATCGCTCCTATCTTAATTTGGATTAGCCTAGGCTGTGCCAAAAATTCAACGTGTGTCTTTGTCGGGGCGGCTGGTGGGAGTTGAATGTAGTCTTTGCATACAACCGCATGAGGATTCTCAAATCTGACCTGATGATGTAGGCAAACGTTAGAGACTTTGTGTGGATTCGAGAACTGCTTAAAGAAAAGGCAGTTAGCGCATTTAGCAACGGGCATAAGGTCAAGTTGTTGCATTTTTCGCCTCCCGTTTCGTGACGAAACTTTCTTTGACTTTCGCGTTAAACCTAACGCCGCCGTTATCGGCTTCGCATGTGATGATAACCGCATAATCAAGAAACGAAAACGTGACGGTTGCACAAGAGGGCTGAATCAGGTTTATACCTTGCTTGTTTGCTCCATCTCGAAGCTGTGAAGCGGCTTTCAGGGTTAGGTGAAGGGCATCAGAAACCTCAACTTGTGGTAAGCCTTGGTCTCTGAGCGCGGTTAAGGCAAGCTCTAAACTCGAGCCTTTAAGTGCAAAAATAATGTTATTCATTTAATCCTCGAAGTAGTGATCGGCAATCTCGACCCAGTAAACCTCACCTACGCACCAATCTTCGGGCGCGAAGTGTTCAAAGCGCTCCTTCATTAGTTCGGGTGTCAAGTTGTCGCCATTGTCAATTTTTGCGCGTATCCACTCACTGGACTGTGAGCGCTGCATTAAGTTTAGGCTAACACTCCAAGTGGCTGAATTGACAAACCCGTTACAGGGTTTGTCATTGCTTTCGGCTTTATAGGCTTCAACTTGGGCGTATAAGAGTTCCTTATACGCCAACTGTTTAGCGGTCATTAGTACCACACTCCCGCCGCGTACTGCATCGGGGCTGTTGTCATTTTGGTCAGATACTCCGTGTTCGCTTTGATGGTTTCGACCAGTTTAGAAACTGGTGTTTGAAACCACTTGAAACGGTCATCTGGACTTGGGTCGGGGCTAATGTCGCTTATATCTGTTTTCATGGTGTGCTACCTCCTTGGTAGTGAGTGCAAGGTATCATGCAAAATACAAATAGACTAGGGACGTTTGTCTAGTAGTGACTTTTTGGCTTTTGGTCGTCTCATAACCCTGTCTTGTGAGTGCTGTGAGCGCTTATAAGGCTGTCCTAGGCTGTCTCATGGCTCGAGTTACCAGACAGCTATATATAAGGCATTGTGAGCCATTCTAGGAGTCGGGACATTTATCACTGTTTTAGGCGTTGGGTGTATCGTTACAATGCACTCACTACCAAAGGAGGTAGCACCATGAACGAACACACTTGCCCTACGTGCGATGGTACTGGAATTGTTGAAGAGGTTCGCTCTTACTTTGACCAACACCAACAGCAATGGTATCTCGATTTCAAAGAAAAGCCATGCCTTGGCTGCTCACACGAAGAGCCTTATGAGCCTGACGCTTGGGACTTTGACCGTGACTTCCCAACCTATCCCGACAGCGAAGACTTGCCCTTCTAAGAGGTTCTTATGCTGATACCTGACAAACTCACAGGCACGTCAATCCCTCGAGCAATAACCCATGTGGACGGCAAAGCCCTGACTATCAAGCAACAAAAAAAACGTTTATGTGAATATCGCCCACTCGAGAGGTATAGTTTTTGGTACGTTCCTCTATGACACTGACCTAAAATGTGGTTATGGGATTTACATGGTCATCATGGGAATCCTCAAGTTAAGCCCCAAACTGGTTTGGGATGTAGCGCTCGAATTGGATGCTAACGCCCATTGGACAGCAACCAAAGGCATACCAGATTATGAGGCGGTGCAGTTACGCCTTAAGAGTGGCAACTGTGAGTATGTCATCAAACAAATTTTTGTCCATCAGTCTATCGCCCCTAGTCTTGTAAGGAGTTCTTAACATGAAAGCTGAAAAAATCGCCCTCGACTACATAAACGGCAACCTCTCTGATATTCGGTTAGCCCTTAAGGAACTAACTCCGATTGAGGCAGTCAAAACCATGTTTGCCGCCCGTACCTTCCTTGAGCAGCACGGCGGCAAACACGACTGCTCGATTTTTGAAAAGTGGGTCTCGAGGATGAGCGAATGAAGAAGCCCCTTGAAGTATTTGATTATCGAGGTTTTGAAGTTTCCAAGCGTTCGGCTGATAGCTACAGCGCCCAAAACAAAGCAGTTTGTAATTATGTTCTGCTTGCATCCACTAAAGAATCCATTCAAGCAATGATTGATGACGAGCTTGCCCTCAAAGGAATTGGTTTATATGAAAATTACTGAAAAATTCGTTCGTGAAGAACTGGCTCACGCCCTGACTCCTAATACTTCGCTCGAGTTGTACCCATCAGGCGGTTTGTGGTACGTCTGCGATAACGCCCAAAGGCGTTTAACTCTTGTGTCGGGTTCTCTTCGTGACTGCTATCATTTTCTTTGTGGTTACGCCACGGGTATGCCCAAAGTTAAAAGAGAAGAAGATGAGCAAAGGAATCTTTTACTTCTTTTAATGCCACGGGTTTTGGTTAGGTCGGAGCATGGTGAAAGCATGAAACTCTTAAATGCTGCAACTGCCGCCCTCTGGTTCGGTTCGGATAGCACCGATGTATTTTTGCAGCCTCTTAAAAATATGGGTGAGTATATAAAAATAAAAGGCTTGATTCAATACGAAATTGAGTTAGGTGCATACCCCGCCTACCCTCACCATGATTTTATTCGTTGCGGCAAAGACACAACGAAAGAGCAACGCTTAGCCCGACTCGAGTACATTCTAAGTAAATACGCCGTTTCGTGACGAAACAAAAACAAAACCCGTGCAAATAAATGCACGGGTTTTTTGACGGCTGCACGTCTAGGGCATCTTAGTCTTTGGTCGTGAGAATTCTATAACGTCTGCCTTGGTGGTACTGGGTTAAGTGTGAGCTTTGCACCCGTCACAGGGTCAGTTAAATCGCCCGTAACGCCTAGTCTTAGGATGTTTGCTGTGATTAAAACATCGTTAAGGCAATAACTTGTCAGTTCGGCGTGTTTGCCGTGCTGATACATCATGGGGGCGTAGTGACCGCCGTTCCCTGTCTTCTCGAATCCGTTAGCTCGAGCGATTGAATCAACGTTGTAACCAGAGACGGTCTTGCCCTTCGTGAAGTTTGGCGGCTGACCGCTTGCAATTCTGACCTCTTGCAAGAGGTCGTAATCAGTCCAGACGTTTACGCCATGAAAACCCAAGACCTTATCATCAAAGCCCTTTGAGTTGAAGCCAACGATAGAGGCAGTCCCAAAGTCCTTTGGAATTTCAGACAAACGCTTTTCGTCATAAACTTCAAACTGAACGGGCGTGTAATGCTGGTCGAGCCAACAAGCAACAAGAATACTAAAACCCATTCCAGCGTAATCGCCCCAACTTGTGGCATATGACAAACCCGCTATCATCTCGCTAGGGTCACGGGGCATAATCGGTCTTTTAATCTCGAGGTCGTAGACGACTATCGGCGCATTGAACTTATTCATTTTTTAGCCTTACCTTGTCGCTTTCTGAGAGGCTTTATAACAGGCTTCGGAAGCAATTCTGGTGTTACTACCTTCAAAACGGGTTCAAGAGGCTTTACGACCCGTCTTGAGACCCATGCTGACAGCTTTTGGTCGAATGGTTTAACCCTGTATTCGTTCCCTCGAGTTTCCATGACCTGTGAGGGTATCTCACGGTAAACACTCCCGCCCTCGAGTTTCGGGATGTGTACGCACCAAAGAACGCTAATCATTTTCAGGCTCACTTAAGGCTAAGTGATTAAGGTTAATGTCACTCACGGGCGCAACAAGACGAACACCACTCGAGACCTTAACGGCAAAGTCAGCGCTAACTTTTTCCTCCATCAAGCTCAGGGCGGCTTTCGACTCACGCATAAACTCCTCGAGCGTTACGTGTTCACCGCCTGAATTTCTGAATGGGGCTAAGCCTAAAACGTTATTTAGGATTTCTGCCACAGCCAAGGTCTCACGGTAATATGCGTTAAAGCTCTTATTGCCGTTTAGGACTTGGCTACGGCTTGCCAGTTGCTCCATTCGGAGCTTTTGGTCTGCAAAATGCTCTAAGAGTGCTTGGGCTACTCTCTTAACTTCTAGCGCTTCTTCGACTTCATTCATTGCTGTTTCAATCTCATTCGCCGTTACTGTCTTCATCGTTATCACCGTCCTCTAGCTCGAGCTTTGGGGCATCCGCTATTGTCGAGTCACCAAACTCTTTGCCGTCTTGAAAATTTTTGTGCATCAATGCAATCAGGTCAGGGGCGGCAAAAGCGCGGCTTGAATCTGGCAACCCTAAAGTTTCCATAAAGCTATCCTTGGCGGTCTTATCGGCGAAGGTCAGAATCAAGTAATGGTCTCGTGACTCCCCCGCTTGGTCAACTTCTAGGTATTCCTTTTTGCGGTCTTTAATTGCTTGAATCTGAGCGGCTGCTTTTGCTTCGTCAGCCTGTAGCCCTTGCGAGTCGGGTTCATCAGGGATACCAAACCCGTAAGTCTCAGCCCAGTCATCAATTTTGTCAGGAAACTCTAATTCAAGCTCGAGACGGTCAAAGCCAACTTCAAGAGGATTGACCCCATCATCAAAGATGTCAGCCAGTAACTCCAATTCGTATTGTCCTTGAAGGGCTGGATTATTGAGGATGATATTGATTTCCTTCTCTTCTTTTTCGGTCTTCTCAACCATTGACACGTCAAGAAGGTAATCAGGTGACTTCTCGAGCATATCAAGAATCAAGACCCGTTGGTGACCACCCACAATGTTGCCCGTAGTCTTGTTCCATGTGACCGTGCCAACAAGACCGTGCTTTTCTATTGCCTCTCGCAACCTCTTACGGGCTGTCTCGTGAATCATTCGAGGGTTGTAAATCGCGTTCTTTAACTCGGAGCGGTGAACCCTAACGTTCTCGAATTTTTGGTAACGAGTTAGTTGCCCCTCCTTACTCTTAGCCTTAGCCATTTTTTAACTCCATTTCATATTTTACTATTGCCGCTTCTGCGTAGGGATATTGCGCCAAAATTTTTATATAGTCATCTGGAAACCGTTTCCTTATTTCATATAACCAAGCTCCTTTTAATTGACCGCCCCATGATTCATAGTTCATTGTGTAATCAGGCGGCATGATGATTCGAGCGTGTTGTAAGGTTGCCATAACGTCCCGATTGTTCCACTGTGCAAGCGGATAGAACCGACCACGCTTAGGGTCAATGCCCTCGCACTTATTGACCATCCCTCGACGGTCAAGAGAATCAATCATCTTTTCGCCGCCCGTTGTCCAGTAAACGCCATAATGTTTTTTGACCACTGTCTCGAGGTCGCTAAACCCGACACGGCTAATCAATGGGTTATTGGTCATGGGGCGGTACTCACCGTCAATCATTGAATCAAACCCGTCAGGATGGCGAAGCTGCAAAATGGGAGTATCGAATTTTTTGCTCAGGTAATTAAGATACCTTTCGACGAATCCAATGCCCTCGACGGTGTAATAGTGATACCCGCAAACCTCAAAGCCAAACCGTTTGAGGATAACCAAGGCGGCTACGCTGTCCTTACCGCATGATATACCAAGGGCAACGCGCTTCACGCCTGTTGCTTTGAATCTTTTAATAACGTCAAGTTTCTGCTTATCCATAGAAACCTGTTTCGTGACGAAACAAAAAAACACCAAAGCATAAAGCTCTGGTGTCTACTTGAAAAAAACTAGCGTCTACGGGCTGAGCCGTCACGGTTGACACGACGACCAGTTTTGGCATTGGTGTACCCGCCGCCGTCACGTTTCGTAATGCCCCGACCAAGTTTGACACTGGCTTTCTTGACGGCTGCTGCACCTTTACCTTTGCCCTTGGCGGCTGCTTTGGCTTTAGGTGCTGGTAAAGCCTTGGGCTTAGCGGCTCTTGGTAAAGCCTTCGGCGCTGCCTTTTTAGCCCTGGCTGGTGCTTTCTTAGCTGCTGGTTTCTTAGCTGCTGGTTTCTTAGCTGCTGGTTTCTTAGCTGCTGGTTTCTTTTTGGCTGCCATAATAAAACCCCCTTTGCGGTCTCAAAGGATGTTATCACGCCAAAATGGAGTGTTTGAGGGTTCACCATTCCACCTCTAAGGCATCATGGATAATCTTGCCCCGTTCGGTTGTACTGAGTGCCATATAAGCGGCGAAAGCCTCATCACTAAGGCGAACCTGTACCAGTCGTGACGTGTTCTTTTGACGGTCAGGGTCATTGCCCCAACGAGCAAAAGCGGCTTGTCGTTTCATCTCGCTCAGTTCTGCACCTGATAATTTAATCTCACTTTTTGACATCTGACCCCTCAATTAAACTCAAGTAAATAAAATAATTGTGGCTAACATCATCAAGGGCGGCGCTTAGAATCATTTCCTCAAATTGGGAGGATAAAAATTCTTCTTCTGATTCCTCTTCGTAAGACCCACAATCGAGCAGGGCATCAGAGATAAGCTCGAGCCAGTCATCCTCTTCTTGGGTCATCTCACGACTAGGGGCTTTGCTAAAGACTCCTTCTTCATGCAAAGCTAAAAGGCGCTTAATGTCAACCGTCACGACCTTTTCAACCCTAGCCTTGATTGTGATGGGCGCAGTCCTAGCACCGAATTGCAAGGTGGCAATATCGCCTTGCAAAACCTTTGAAAATATAGGCTTGTCGCGCTGTGTAGCGCGTTTTAAGCCGCTTCGGTACTCGCCTAGGTGTTTCATCCTATGGGTGATATTCATGACTGTATAGTATCATGCAAGGGTGCGTTTGTGAAGTCCCCGAGTTTAACGAGTCCATAAGACTTCATGATTGTTCGTATAATCTCTTGAGTGTTGTATTCGTTATCGTTGAATAAGCCTTTTTTAATCATCGCGTAAACTTCGTCTATTTGCTGCTGTTCGGGCGTGGGTACGCTTCGAGTCCCGACAGCAACAAAAACGGTTTGTAAGACTGCTTTGGTCTGACCCACAAGTGACCTATCATCAGGCATCACTGAACACATAAGCTCGATAGGGGCGAACTGTAAATAATTTATTTCTCTGTTTGAAACATGGTGAACCTCTTCACCGACTATTTTTATTTCGGGCGTGTAAAAGTATGCTTTGACGCGGGGCGTGTTCCAGTTCTTGACTATACGAAACTGATGTTCGTGTAGCTCTGGTTTGAAATGGGCAACGAGTTTTGCGTCTGCGTGAATCTCGAGGAAGTGATGCCTACTTGAGCCATCAAACACAGGGCTGTCATAGTGCATCTTGACGAGTGTCTGACCGTCAAAAAAATGTATCGTATCCACACTCCGCATAAGGAAACTTGGCTTGTCGGGACTTTGGGTGTGTTGGTAATCGGAATCGGCAGAGTGGTTGGGCGCGACTTTTCTTATTACTGTTTGCATAAAACTCCTTAAAAGGCTCGAGCGGTTAAGCTCGAGCCGTGTGAGTGGGCTTAGACTTCTTGTGCTTGGTACTTACTCGAGATGTGAGACCATGACTGAGCTTTGCCTTTTCCAGCAGGAACACCCGCGTAATACCATTTTTGTTTGTTGGGCGACCAACGCAGTTTAAGCAGACCTAGCGCTTCTTTGTGTTTTTTGGTTTCGCCACTGACCCAAAGCCAAGCATTGGCGCGTTCGACCACAAGACCGTCGAGGAGCTTAAGGGCGGCAACGATTTGTTGGATTTTGGCTTCTACTTCGTCAGTGATTTTTGTTGTGCTTTGACCCGCTTGGGCGGATGCTTTGCGCTTCTCGTGAGCTTCATCAGTCTGAGCTTCGGCTTGGGCGCGGCGCTGCTTGGCTTCTTCGGCGCGTTTTGCGGCTTCTTTAACCTGTTCGTCAAACCATGCGGAGTGTGACCGACTTTGGTCACGGGCGTTAGAGCTTTTAGCGTATTTTGAGTTGCTAAAAGTCATATATCGCGTTCTTGGGTAGTTGCCTTTGGCGATAGCCTCTTTGACAGCCTTATGAACCGCGTTAATGGCTTGCATAATTTTTTTGTTACCGTTGGGGCGGTCAGGATGCCAACGTTTTGCAAGTTCCCTAAATCTGGTGGCGCAGTCTTCGCCGTTTCTAATGCTCGAGAAGTATGTCCATGCGGTTTCGAGGGCTTGCTGTTCGGTGTGTGTCATATGTGCTACCTCCTTGGTAGTGAGTGCATTGTATAATGCAGAATTAAGGGAGTCTAGGGACATTTATCTCATACCTAATTTGACCTGTTTCTATGGGTTTAAGCCGACTTTTAACCCTGTCTTGTGAGTGCTGTGAGCGCTTATAAGGCTGTCCTAGGCTGTCTCATGGCTCGAGTTACCAGACAGCTATATATAAGACATTGTGAGCCATTCTAGGAGTCGGGACATTTATCACTGTTTTAGGCGTTGGGTGTATCGTTACAATGCACTCAATACCAAAGGAGGTAGCACCCAATGAAAAACGTACCAGACAGCGCCCAAGCAATCGCCAAACAATGCCTGAGCAACCCCGCCCACTTAATTTTTTGCATCACCATCAACCCTAACTTTTTGAGAGCGAGCGCCCATAAGAGATTCCCTCGCTTGCTTGACTTGCGCTTGCTTGACTTGCTCCTCACAGCTAAAAGTGGAATGACTGGAATCCCAAGCCCCGACTACTGCAAAACAGTTCACGCCCTTTGCGACGAGTTGACCATCGGCGGTTTGCTCCTTATCTGTGCAATTCTGCTACAAAAAACGAACATCGAAACGGCTCGAGTCTTCGGTAAAGCCCATGCGATTTGGGAGGGTAATTTATGAATTACATCGTGACGGGTCAGACGCAAAAAGATGTTGGCAATTCAAAAGCCTTTCACAAGCAATCGGTTTTTAGGATTGTAGCCGAATCAAAAGCTGATGCCCGAAGGGAAGCCGTCAAACTTGGAATGTCTAGGGTCATCTCTGTTTCTCAAGTCAAAGCCCTAAGAACTAGATTCCAACGTAGAAACTGGTCGGACTCAAGTTCACTCACCCACTGGTAAGAATAACGCCCGTTACCTGTGCGGGTTATCACAGGTTTCGTCACGAAACAAAAAGGAGCAACTTATGAAACACGAACGCGCAGCAGTCTATGAGATTTTAGACCAATTCCAAGCGCCCTTACGCTACATGGACAACGCAAACAAGGAGGAGTTTCTTAACATGCTCTTGTCTGCCCCGCAAAACGATGACTATGATGTTACCCACTCGCTGACAATCAATTTTCGCATGTCTGGATTTATAGCACCGCAACCCAAATTTACAATTACTGTCACGCCCGTACCAGACTGCAACGCTCACTTGGCTTTGCATATTTACGACCCTAAGCATCGCCGTTCAAAACTTCGCTTGTTTTTTAAGATGTGCTTGGGTGAAGACTGCTTTGAACCCTACCGTGAAAGCGCCCCTAAGCAGTGGTTAAAGGAGTTAGGCTATGAAAATTGAGAAAAGCGTTTATCCGTTCACCATGCCCCGCCGCCCAAAAAGCGGCGGTAAAACCGTTTTAACGGTTGACTGGGATTATTTTTTCCATATCCCAAACACAAGAACAGAAGCCGTCACTTATGACACCGATAAGAGGCTTGAAGCCGCCCTATTTACTTGGGGTGTTGGTGCTGGTGAGTTTTTCGAGGTTGAGGTGTGGCAGACTCGAGCAGCCGCTTTTTTTTCTCAGGGTTGGGAGTTGCCCCAAGTGAATCAAGAATGGCGTTCATTCTGGAATCGTTTTAATTTTAGTGTTGATGCCCGTGCTTGGTATGGTGATTGTCACGCCTTGATGATGATGCCAAAAATTGTTAAGGGTACAAGTAAGGTCTTAAACTTTGATGCCCACCACGACGCGGGTTATCGAGAAAATTATTGGGAGTGGCAACATTACGACTGGCAAGATAAGAACGGTGCATTTTTGGAGTGTTGGGCGATGGTCTACCATCTTGGAGGTGTCGAGGTCATAACCTATTACCCACACTGGGGGGCATACAAGATGGAAACTGACCCATACCCTATTGCTCCGATTCAAAGACTGGTTGATTCGGTTTATGCTTATCCAACGTTTCCAGATTTGATTGACGAGGTTTTAATTGTTCGCTCTAGCCCGTGGGTTGCGCCTTGGTGTGACGCTGACTTCATGCGGTTTGTTAAGTTGTGTCCAGTCAAGCCCGTCTTAGTTGGTGAGTTACCCAAGCGGCGGTTTAGTTTGAAAGATGCCCGTCGAGATGCAAAAATTTTCCAAGAGTTAGAAAGGACATATGGACAATCAATTTTCTGAGTGTGTTAGGTGTAATGGCGCGGGTCAACTCGAGCCATTCAAGCGAAGAGGCTTAATGAGGACTAAGGAGCTTGAGGGTAAGTGTTTTTGTTGGCGTTGCTGGTATCACGTAATGTCAGAGAATGGATACCATCTGTTTGACAATCGCCCTCGTGATTACAACATTGCTTATCAGATGCACAAGTGCAACGACCACGCTTTTGAACGTATGAAGGGTGAGGCTATTTTTAAGCCCGTGACAAACACTGCTTTGATGGATTTGATTTTGTCTCAAAAGGGTGTTTGCGCCTTAACGGGTGAATCCACGCACCTTGTCTTTGACCACATCATGCCCCTTGCACTTGAGGGTAATCATGATGTGAGCAATCTTCGAGCGGTGAGCAGGAATGCCAACTACGCCCAAGAAGCAATTATTTTGCGGTACTGGGACAGCTTAGGCTTAACGTATGCAGATACATGGGTTAATCGCCCTCCTGTTCCTGACCATATCTTGAATGCTAACGCGCTCGAGCTTGAGCCACTGCCTTTTTAATCTCTTCGATAGCATAGCCACTCATTACCAGTGGTTTGTCATAACTTAAAACCGTGTAACCATCAATGGCTGCACGGTTTCTCTTTTTACAGTCTCTCGAGTAACCCTCACCTTTGGAGTGCGCCCCGTCACCAAAAAGTGTAAAGCCGTCAAGCTCGATTAAGATTCTTTCGGCTAAGAAAACAAAGTCAAAGCGGATTCTGGAATCTGTCCACGGTCTAAACTCTCGAGACCAGCCCGTAATGCCGTTTACCTTCAAATGAAAGGCTAAGGTTGCTTCTAGCTCCGATTCGGCTTTAGGCAGTTTGACGTTGCCCTTTTTGGTGATTTGAGTATTGTCTAGTCCAGCCCTTTTGAGTAGCTTTGTGGCTTCCTTTATTGTTAAACGCATTTTTTAGTAACTCCTCAGCCTTAACTACGACTTTTTGGGTTTCGCTTTGGCTCGAACCTAGCCTAGTAACGTCTGTAAGGCTCTGCAAGGTAGCAGCAAACCACTTTGCGGTGGTAGAGTCCAAACCGTTGTTCCCTGAGCGTTCAGGGTAGCCTGTAGCGATTGCTTGACCCGTGGCATCGAAAACGACCATGTAACGGCGCATTGAAAACGGCAAAGAAACATCAGCAGGGAACGGAATCACTGTGAAAGCCCCTACCCGCCAAGAGTCTTTAGTGAGTTGTTCCACGCTTACTTTTTGACCGAATAGAGTTTCCATGATGCCCTCCTTGCTTAGTATTATGCACGGCTCGAGCCTTTTTGTCTATATAAGAAAAACAGCCTAGGGCTTTAGGCTGTTTTAAGACTCGAGTGAATTAGGTCAGGCTTCGCATTTTTTAGCGGTTTCCCGCCAAGCACTCATGGGGCTTTTGGGAGGTCTTGGCTTAAAGGCGTACCGATAAATGGCGGCAACCAAAGCACTGTTAAGCGACAACCCGTGAGCATGACCAACGCCATTTTTACCAATGCAACTAACAACAGCCGCCTTGGGCGTGAATGAGGCTATGCACTCGACCTCTAAGGCTGTAACCCAAAACGAAGCGGCAACGGAAGCCACACCATCAGCCGTTACGGTGTGCATAAAAACATCTTGCGCGTGTTGGGCGTAGTGCATAGGGATGATTAGGGTATCTGGTGAGATACCCATGTAATTTTTAATGTAATCGGTCAGCTTGGAAGCCATTGGTAAGATGCAGACGGGCGTGACCACTTCACACCAATGACAATCAAGGAATTCGGTCAGGTCAACTAATTCGGCTTTATCGCCACTGAAAATTGTATCAGAGATACCCGAAACGATGCTGTTAGGTTCGTAGTCGTACAAGGGCTTAATCATCTTTACGCCTTCTTCGCTAGTAAAATTAAAGCTCATTGTCTTCACCAGTAGCTTCTGACTCGAAGGGCATAGGGTCAATCATTTCCCAGTCGCCTATGTCTTCCCATCCCTGCGTTATCATGTACTCCTTGACCTTAACGTATTCGGCTTTGACATAACCATGTTGCTTCGCGTCACGTTGGGGCAAGTTGTCATCAATTCGGCAAAGTAGCGCAAACAGGCGGTCATCCATGCCTGTTGGTTGAATTCTTTTTTCGTCTGCTGTGTCGGGTTCACCGATTTGTTGGGGCGCAGTCGAAGCCAACAATTCACCAAGTTCACCGTTTCGTGACGAAACGTACATCTTGGACAGGAGGGCAATGTCAATATCGGCAAGAACGCATTGCAAGAATCCCATGCAGTCGGTATAGCTGACCTCCTCACCGATATGAGAGGCAATGTTACGCACGGCATAATCAAGGGCTTCCTCGAATTGACCCGCGTCTTTACCTGAGATTTGGATTTTCAACGGGCGCATATCCGACATTGGTTTTTCTTTGCCATGGCTCGAGCTTGACGACCCTGAAAGCGTTTTTAAGCGGTCTTTATAACTTTGCTCTGCGATTTGGTTGACGACCTCACGCACGTCAAAGGGTTGGCGCTGTTCTGCCTTCACACGGGCAAGACCAGCTAAGGCATTCAAAACTTCGCCTTGGGTGACGTTTTTTTCAATCAAGAATTCTTTTGCTTCTTCGGGGCTACCGATAGCGGCAAAAACAAACCTATATGTGTTTAGCGCCTTACTGATTTTTGACTTATGCCACGAGTCACGAGATTCGGGGCGCTTGTAGAGGACTTCGTAAACGCCGCCTTTTTGCTGCACAGAATCATCTTCGTGCAAGCGACCAATAAAACCAGCTTGGTCAAGGAAAAGATGGTCGGTTTTTACCGTGACCTTATCCAGTGCTTTAAGAGTCTTTTTGGCTTCTGCGCTTAAACCCTTTTCAATGTCAGGGTCAACATCAGGGCGCTGCTCGTCGTCACCTTCGTCGTTAGCCTGTTCATTAGGCTGGACTTCGCTCTGACCGCCTTGAGGCGCGTACACCGCCAAAGCAAGCGGGTTATCAGTACCCAACTCGGGCATATGTTCGACCTTGGCTTTTTTGGCTTTGGTCTTCGCCACTGGGACGGCTTGAGGTTCTGGCTCGAGGGCTTCTTTCTTAGGACGTTTGGTTAGCATGGTTTTGCTCCTTTTGGTGCGTTTTTTGTACTACTCGTGAACCATATCATGCAAAAAGAGATTTGTCAAGCGTTTCGTGACGAAACGCTAAAAAACTTTTACGGCATTGTCAGCAAACGCCGCTCTTGACGCGACCCACTTAAGCCAGTGTGAACCCACAGCGCCCTCTCGTTGCTTGGCGATAATTATTTCTGCCAAAGTTGGGTCTTTTTCTTTGTTGTATTTACCCTCCCGATAAATAAAGGAAACTAAGTCAGCATCTTGACCTATTTGGCTTGCCTCTTTCAAATCCGACAGCATAGGGCGCGGGTCGGGTCGGCGTGATATTTCACGATTCAACTGACTCATGCAAATCATGACTATATTAAGCCGCATTGCGTATTCTTTGAGTTTCCTCGAGATATGAGAAACTTGCTGTGTCCGATTTTGCCCGAAGTCTTTTTGTGTCTCGAGCAGTTGTAAGTAATCCACTACACAAAACTGAATGTTGTTTCGTCGCTTAAGGGCTGATAGGCGCGGGTAAAGTGATTCGACAGTCAAGCCAACACCACCAATAATCTCGAGGGGCAACTGTGGAATTCTTGCATTCCACTCTCTTATTCTGGCTATATCTGCCTTCTCGTAACGCTGTTTCTTTATGTTCTCACTGTCAACTTTAGCCAGAATCGCCAACGAACGGGCATCAATCGCAGTACCACCCATCTCAAGGGTCACAAAAGCACCCGCATTGCCAAGCAGGGCATTGTTAAGAGCAATCTGCAAACCAAAAGAGGTCTTTCCCATAGAGGTATCACCAGCAATCACAGTGACGCTTTGGGGCATCATCGGCTCAAGAATGCCGCCGTCTAAGTCCCTGAACCCAGTTGTAATGCTACCAATTGGAAATTCATCTTTTGAGCGCAGGGCTGCATTTTCGTGGACTTTGCCTAAGAATGCGCCTAGCCTCCATTGGTCAGCTTTTTTGAGTTCAACTGTTTCCACTGCGTTTTGTAGAATCTGACCCCATACCTCATCACCTGTTTTGTTGTCCTCTTGTGAGAGGTTCAACACGGTAGCAGCGAAACGCATAGCTTCACGTTTTTTGTGTGCATCCAAAACGATTTGGGCATAAAAATCAATGTAAACACTTATCGGGACTGATAAACCAACAAGCCAAGCCATACCGCCAACTTCCTCGAGATGGTGAGTCTTGTTCAACTCAAAGGGCAGTGTCACCATGTCAATCGGCTCGTTACGCTCGAAAAGTCTAAGCATGGCGGCGTATGTTTTTCTGTGCCTATCAATGTAAAAACATTCTGCTTTTAATGTGGTTACAACAAGCAGGAGGCTGTCATTATCAATCAGGATAGAAGCAATAACGCTTTCCTCAGCGTTTATGTTGTGAGGGGACGTGTATTCCATTACGATAACCTCTGCCATTCACTGGCTTCTTGAAGGGTAAAAATTGCCTTGGGCGGGTCTTGTTTGTATGCCGACTTAAACGCCTCAACATCAATATGTATCTCGTTGCCAACGCTATCCACTTTTATAATCTCGACCCGCCTACCCCCTCGAGTTAAATAAACACCACACAAAAGCAATGAATCGTTTCGTTTCGTGACGAAACTACTTTTCCAAGACGGGAAGCGGTCAATAATTAGGGCGGGAGTTACAAAGCCAAGTTTGATACCTTGCTCCTCAAGAATCCATTTGAAGTAGGGCTTTATATCCTCCTCCTTGCAACCTATTTCAATGAGGGTTTTAACGGTCTTGCCGATACGGGCTTTCATGTTAGGCGGGACTTGTGCATCAGGTGTTTTATAAAGCTCGAGCCAAATTGCATCGTAAATTCTTTGGTGAAGACTTACGGGCTTCGTTTCGTCCTCGACGAAAGAATTTTCTAAATCAGTATTTTCTAAATCAGTATTTACTAGCGTCTCGTTTACCGAAGTCGGTTTACCCGAAGTCGGTTTACCCGAAGTCGGTTTACCCGAAGTCGGTTTAACGCTACTTTTAGGGGGTAATATGCTCACTTCTCTGACTATGGTTTCATAGCCAAGCATCTTGCCATTACTCGAGCGCCGCTCACCCCTTGAGGCATAGCCAAACTCGATTAACTCATTCATGGCGTTACTCACACCCGTATAACCATCACCGCGAGCCTTAGAATCGGTTTTTCTATCACGGGCTATCGCTCTAAGGTTTACCTCCCAGTGGTCAGGTTTGGATAGCAACCAAAGCAGCAACCCAAGGGCAGAAAAGCTAAGTCTGCTATCCGTGATTGCGCTATTGCTCATGACTGTGTAAGTGTCTTTGCCGCGCTCTTTCCTTAAAATACCCATATTGTTTCCTTTTGGCGGGGCTTGTGGTACAATGCGTTATCCCTGCGAAGGATATTGCTCTTTAACCCGCGCCGCCAACGCGGGTTTTTTTCTTTGGTTTCGGGTGAGGGGCTTTTTCTAGTCTTGAATACCCAAGACTCTCGAGCAAATGTTTTTGTTTGTCAAGAGACTCTAAACGTACCTGATATGAGGCTTGTAGGTAGCCTACAAGCTCCTTGGCGCGTCTTAGTGGTGTATTGACCCTCTCGAGTATGCTAGAAGCGGTTTTAGAGTCAACAAAAGACCCTTCAAGTGACCAGAATTCACGGCTCATAGACTTCCCTTTGGTCAGCCACATTATAAAATCATGGCTCGAGACAAACCACCACGGGCTATCAGAACCCTTTGAATACTTCCAACGGGTCAGAACGCCGTCACTCCAATCACGAAGGGCGGCTAGTGCTTGAACCTGTTCGCCACTTGCAAAATCACCCTTCGGGTACTCAGGCTTTTTGGGAACAAAGGGCGGGTGCAACTCAGTAACCTCAAAAAGAGGGATGTACTTCCGAGTCATGAAAGCCAGAGAAAACGGGTCTTCACCAAAAGCCAACTTGCCGACTTGAAGGGCAATGTCACGCTCGACCATCTTGCCTCTGCCACACCAAACCGTAAACTTTCGACGACCATCAGGCAATAGCACAACGCGGTAAAAATAACGACTGTTTAACCTCGAGTCAAACATGCTCGAGGTCTTAGAGGCTTGAAGACCACGCTGTATTTCAAGCTCCATTTAATCTCGCTTCCCTGCAAACGGGGCATCATCGTCATTAGGGTTATTGTGTTGCTCGAGAAGAGCCTCAAACCCGCTTTTGGTAGGTGTGAAAGCAACGTTATTGCTTTCCATCCAATCAGTAAAATCCTCGAATTCTTCGGTGCTTAAGTTGCTGTGATTGTTCCAACTCCTAAACGAATCAAGGGCGGCAACGACCTTCAAAAAGTCTTCATCCAAGAACTTGCCTTCTTTACCAGTCACAACACTGGCAAAGTACCGCCTGAATGTTTTCCAGTCGTCCGAATCCATGCCAAGGGCTGACCACCTATCCCTAATGTTTTTATACATTGCTTCTTTAGCGGGATTCGTAGGCTCTGGTTGTGCTGCTTGGGTCTTGGGCTGCTGCACTGGTTGTGTCGGCGCTTCTGTTGGCTTTGGCGGCTTTGGTGCTTGCTGTTTGGGTTGTGGCTTAGGTGTTGACTTGGGCGCGTCATTAGGTGCATTGTGACTGAGCGCGTCATCATCTTCTGTGGCAACACCAAAAAATGCGGCTAACTGGTATCGTTTAGCGTAAGTTATGGCAGTCCCTACAGCTTGGGGCGTTGTTTCAGTAGGCTTCATTTCAAACCACGGCGTTATAAGGCTTTCGCCGCTCGAGTGGTACATGATTATTCTGACACGAATTAAACGAACAACGGTCACAATTTTCTTTATGGTCGTTATTTCGCCGTCTACCTCCATTTGTTGGGGCATTTCGTCGTTGGTAGTGACCGATTCGACTTCTTGGCTAAAAAAGAGACCTTGCTCATTACAGGCGGGGCGTACCACCTCGAGAATACTGGCAAGGTCAGCATAACTATAGCTGTACTTACCAATATCCGCCTTTGCGTTCTTTTTAATGTCTGCCGTTGCTCTTTGCGCTAAGGCAAGGGCGGCATACAAATTAGGTTTACCCTGCGATGATTCCATATTTTGCTCCTTTTTCCACTGGTACAACAAAATGAACAGTGTAGTCTGCGGGGTATGCTGCCACGGCATACCCTGTTTTAGAAAGAATTAGTCCTAGTTGGTTGAATCCTATATCACCTCCCTTTAATGCCTTTGAGATAGTCCTAGGGTCAACTCCCGCTAATTTGGCTAGGGCGGCTTGGGTAAGACCCTTAGTTTCGAGCAGGGTCTTGACGATTTGTTGGGCGGTGCAGTAATTACCTAAGAATTCAGACATGTTCTGCATCATATCATGCTTTTTTGATGCAGTCAAGTGCATTAAAAAAGACCCGCTTCTAAACGGGTCTTTTATTTCGTGACGAAACTCTAATGGACTGCTGCTGTGCGTTCGTCGCTAACGTATAGCGATAAATACAAAGAACCAATACAACCAATGGCATCAAGCAGCTTCACGCCGCCCTGTGTGCCATTAACAACCCATACGCTCGAGTCTATAGACTGTAAAAGAAAATAGAGCGCTAGGCAAATCATTGCCACAGCCGCCCTTTTTCGACCCATCCGCCAACACCTTAGCATTGAACCCGCCGCGCTAAAAAACGTCAAAAGTTCTAATGCTATCAAAAGAGGAAAACCGCCAAAGCCCAATAGAAAAACATAGCGAAATGTATCAATCATCTTTACCGCCCTCCTTTTGCGCCTTTTCGTCGAGGTTAAAGGCAGCCTTTATTAAAGAGCGTACACCCAAACTAATACCCGCTTTTAGGGCTGTTGCTATATTTCCTGCACTAATGCCAAGACCAGCAGCAATAATCAACTCGAGCCAAACGCCAAAGCCCCCAAGACTCCAAGACATATTGCTTATCAGGAGTGGCGCTAAGCCGCCCGACATTCCACCAACAAGACCCGACCAAAACAACCCGTTAAGTAAAACACCTTTGTCGGCGCGTTTCCTTTTGGGTTTCTTTTGCCAATCCAAGAAGTGGGCGGCAAGAGCAATCAAGCCCGTCACCATCCCTCGAGAAAAGGCGTACCACTCGTCACAGGTGTAAAAAAAACACTGTGTTGCTACAGACCCTTGGGCAGCAGCAACACAGGCGCTAAAAAAAATGAGGTAAACCCATCGAGTCATGAGTGCTAGTTTAACACTCTTGCTAGTACCTCACCATCGCTTTTTACATCTAATTCAAAGGGCAATACTGCGACCTTGCATGATAATGCTTCTGCCCCGTCACCGATAACGCTTTGCCTTTTTGTGCAAAGAGCGTTAGGGATTAGCGGGTCAAGAGGCTTGCCAGATGTGACTGATAAGCGACCAGTTTTAAGGGCGGTCACGCGGTAAATTGTTTTCTCGAGCTTCACGACCTTCGCGCCGCTCCAATCAAAAACATCAGCACAGCCATTAAGGGCGAACAAAACACAAAAGCCGATTATGCACCAAACCCTAAACATCTGCGCCCTCCTTGATTCTCGAGGCAATCATGCCTATCTCGTCTTGCCGCGCTTCTTCGTCTAAGACGACTGTGAAAATTTGTGCGAGTCGAGCAATCTCCACAAGCGCTTTTTCTCGACTTGCGCCCATGTTCATAAAAAGAGCAATCAGAATTTGGTCAGCCATTTTTGCCACTGTCCTTGTCAGTTGTTCGTTTGTACCCGCTAACCATTCCTTGGTCAGCCCCGAAACCTAGGATGGTAACGCCTAGGGCGGTCAGTAATGCCTCTTGAGAGCCGACCCTGCCATATGCACCCATAAAGTACATTGCAAAGCCCTTGGCGATTACATTAAGAAACAGGTTGACCTTGTAAACATCTAAGCCGTCAAGCCCCAAGCGGGTACGAACAACCCATGTCACGGGTGAGGTAAGCCATGACGCAAAAACGGCGGCTACCATCACCCAGTCAACAGGCGTGGCAACTTCGCCCTGTGCATAGGCTACGGTGAAGGCTAACATCAAAAGTAAGGGAATAATTTTTTTCATAAACTCCTTTTTGTTTCGTGACGAAACGTGATTACTTATTAACCAACTCGAGTGACCCCGTAAGGGTGGTTGCTGTTGTGCCGTTTGACAATATGACAGCATGTATGCAACTGCCGTTGTAAATCTTTATATCCGATTTGTTGTTTAACGTCCCGCCGACATTCGCGTTTAACAACGGACGTGACAGCAGCGCCCTGTAAAGCATAAGCGACACCGCGCCCGTCAAAAGCGAAGTACCCAAGGTGATACTTTGGATGCTCCTGATACCCTTGTCACCAGCCGCCAAGCGGAATTGCGCTATGTACCCCGCAACGGCTGTTGCAGCAAATGAGGCAACTGTGGCAGTACGCCCCGCCACACCATCACTGTTTGTATAGCTTAGAGTCATATTTGTAATTGCGCTTGCGTTTGTAGTCGCTGTTGTAACGAGTATTGCAGCGTTAATGCCCTCCCCGTTCGTCGTCCCGTTTACGTCTCGAGCGGGTAAAGTGGGTTGTGTAATCGTTTGGGCTGTTGTTGTTGTGACAACAAGACCGTTGTTCACCCAGAGGACATCCCAAAGCTGCAAAAGAGCCGCCACAGAAGAAGCTACGTTTGCATCACGCAAATACATTGCCCCCGTGGGCGGAGGAGCAAAACCAAAGCATCCGTTATCAGCAGCAGCATTGCCGTCAGTCACTCGACCATTGATGCCGCTTGTGCCTACCGCCCAAGCGCTAGGTACACCCGCATCCTTCGAGAACCAATACAATGTTCCAGCCGCTTCGGGTGCTGTGCCAACTTTATACAGTCCTCGAGACGAACCCTCTTCAACTACTGCAGAGGAATCAACAGTCTTTTGAAGCCCTGTAGCAGTAAGAACTTTCAAGCCATTTTCATCATAAAGTAAAGTTTCATTTGGGGCTAAGTTTACCGTAATTGCTTCAAAAAACCAAGCAGGGTCAAGAACGCCAAATTCGACTTTTGAAGTTACTGATGTGCTTGAATTATGCACAATGAGATTTTTGAGGATTCTAACCGTACTGGCGGCAGGGGCTAATCCAGCCGTGTGTGTTCCCGCTATCAGGTTCTCGTTGACCAGAGGGGCAACTAAACCGTAGCCTGCGGCTGTAACATCGGTAAAGTTCGCTAAAAGATTTATTATCGAACCCGCGCCCGTTACAACTAATCTAAGTGTCTGAGTGCTGTCGTATTGAATCATATTAAACTCCCTAGCGCCAATCTAGCCATAACTTCTTGATGTGTAAGCCCAGAGCCGCCGCCGCCAGATATTTGAGCTTGAGCAATATAAAGTAACCCGTTACCTCCAACCCCGACAGAATAGCTATCGCCCGATACGCCAACAAACGCAAAAAAATACAAAATACCTGTGTTGGCGCTTATGCAAACAAGTATGTTTCTACCGTGCAGCGTACCAATCTCCCATCCACTAAAACGAGTCCAATCCCCAAAAGCGTTGTAAAGCCACAACCCACCCAAGCTAGTGCCGCCGTTTGTTGCATCAACCGCAACGAGAGCGCCGTTTGCAAAGCCCGCCGTTTGTATATTTGGCGTGGAAACACCATTTGGGACACCCGAAACAAGGTTAATTACATCATCATCAAAAGTAGCTTCTACTCTATAAATACCCTCTGTTGGGGTTGTTTGACTAAAAATGTCAGTAGTCCAGCCACTAATTCCTAATCTGGTTTGATGCAAAAACGAAGGTGCGCCCCGTTGTAAAGTGTATATAACTAACACATTCCCGTCTACTCGGAATAAACTTGGATTTGGGATTTCTGCACCGTCTTCAAAACCTCTAGCCCGAGTCCATTCTGCTGTCGAATTATAGACCCAAATCCCACCCCATTTAGTATTGTTACCTATCACCGCATCAATCACAATTAAGTTACCATCAATTGCAGTTCCCACAAAAGGAGTAACAGCACCAGACGGAGGGGCGGCGTTGGTAAACAGCGAATCATCAGTTATAGCGGTCACTGTTTTTATTGCAGTAGCATAGTTGTTCTCGGCTTGCCACGTTGTACCTGTCCAAAATACAGTCCTCGAGCTACCAGCCCAATCCGTGCATTGTGCCTTTGCCCCGATGTCCCCTACTCCCAAACCAAGGGCGTTAAGTACAGCCAAAGTCCCTCTTGGAATAGCCACATGGTCATTAGTGGGCAACTGACTAATTGTGCTATCAGGCAGTAAAACTAACGGCTTGCGTTCTGCCATGATTACACCAACTTTATAGGTAGGTTGTTCTGGAAGTTAATTGCCGTGGCGCTTACAGCTACGCCGATGATTTGTGAAATATGCCCTGCCGTTGTTGGCGGCGTTGCTGTTGCCAAACCCGCCGTTGTTGGGCTAAGGAAAACGACACCGCTAGTCATACCTGTTACTTGGGTGTTTGTGCCTTCAAAATAAACGGTTGCGGGTGCAGCCGCAGCCACAGCAGTCAAAACGAAGCCGTGAGCTTCTTTGCCACTCGTTGAAGCATCTGCTTTGCGTACCCCAGAAGCCCAGACGTTCACAAAGTCACCAGCAGCTAGGGCTTCGCTTGCCGTGATAATGGCAGTATCCGCTCCGATACCAACAGGCAAAAAGCTATTGTCGAGACGACCCGAAGCGTCAAGAGCGGGTATTTTACCAGAGTCACCAGCCCCCGCGCTCGAAACTTTGGAATTGACTATGGTCGCATCCAAAACGCCGTTTGCGTTCAACTGTGGGATTTTTGCCGCATCACTTACCCCCGCGCTTGTATTTTTCGCGTTAAGTAAGGCGGGTGAAATAATTCCGCCCGTTGTTGTAGAAACAAGTTCGTTCACCAAGGGTGTGTCACCTGCAACGTTTACACTTCGTTGCTCCTCGAGTTGCCCCTGTGCGTTCTTGAATAATGCTTTCTTGCCAGCCATATTATCCTCCGATGAAAATTGCGTCTCGTTGAGAGACAAAGAGGGCGGTTGTTGAAGTTGCTAATCCGATTATTAAGCTAAAGCTACCGCTTGAGCTTGGTGGTGCTTGGGTAAGGTATCCGTTAAGCCCAAGAAAAACAGGTTGATTCGGAATCCAATTCCAAGATGGTTCGGTGATATTGCCAAGAACAACGACATTCACCGTACCGCCTATGATAGCAGCATTCAGGCTTACGCCCACCAACTCCAAACTGTGAATTGGATTGTCATTACTCGCATAATCCAAGCCGTTATTTGTTTGTATCACGGCTCGATGCCCCGACATATTGATTGCGGCAGGAGCGGCAAAAAAAGTACCACTTTGCGGTAAAGCTGCACCATCAATGCCGTCACGCCCGTCAGCGCCTTTCACCCCTTGCCGACCAGCTAAAACAACAGGTCTTTGCGGCTTTGGAGCAATAGCAAGGACTACGTGAGGCTTGACGATGATGTTAGGGGGCATTAGAAACCTCGGTCACGATTGAAATATCAAAAGTCGCGCCTGTTGTTGGGAGTGAGTCACCCGCAAAGTAAATGTCGAGGTCAGCTACATAACTTGTTTCCGTCATAATAGCCCAAGCAGCAGGATTCATTTGCCACATCACAATTCCAGTCAAAGGAGCGACAGTAAGCCCGTTCCCAACAGTCATGGAGTAAAGGCGGGGTGAACCCCGCCTTTTTGCAATGTCGAATTGGATTGTTGCGCCGCTCAGGTTTATTGCTGTGAATAAATCTTCGCCGACCACAGCAAGCTCGACACCAGACTTATTGCCCCTGTAAAGACGTAGTTCATATTTTGGCGGTACAAGGTCAATTACATTCATATAAGCCTTAAACTTTGGCGATTCTGATGATGCTTGTTGGTGTTTGGTGTTGCTCGAGCGGGATTAGTTGTAACGCCCCGCCAAAGTCTATACCAAGTTTTGTAACGGTTGTGTTTTGTGCAACCCAAAGTTTGCCTTCAAAAAGAATCACAACACCAATATGCCCCCATTGAGGCGGGAGGTTATTCCAAAAAACTAAGTCGCCCTCCTGAGCGGTTTGCACAACCCAGTTGGGGCGCTGCTGACGTAATAACGACTCGAGTTCTTTGGCGCTTGGGTTAGAGTCAACACCAGTCACCAGTGAGTAAAACCCACGGTCAGGCAAGCCAAGGGCGGTTTCAATTACGCGCCGTGCGAATTGAAGGCAAAAATTCCAGTCTTTGGTTATCCCTGACACTTTGCCACGTAAGGCATCAAGAGCCGCCTTGGTGATTTTTTTGGGTAAAGGTAGGACGGGTTTGATTGCTACAGGCTTAACGGTCTTCACAGGCTTTGTCATAGGCATTACTCCTTTTTGGCTAATCCTTCTTTGATTAGTCCAAGCCAGTCTATATTAAACTGCCCTCGAGATAAATGCTCTGCTTTTAGCAGAGACCTACTCGAGTTGGTGAGTGAACGGGCAAACACAGCATATTTGATATGCCACACAAAAACATAACCAGCTACCATCAACGGGCTTGTGTCAGTAGCAAACTGCTCAGTTTTATAAACTTCGTTCAGGGTGTTGAATTCGTCTTCGCCCCACTTCTCGACTTCGTAACCAACGACCCGACAGGCTTTGACGGCAAGCTCTTTGCAAAACTCAAGCCCCTCCTTTGGCGTGTCTGCGAACCTTAAACCATAAAGCAAAATTTCAATCGGTAGGCTCATCACCTCACTGACCTCAAGGAGTGGCATACCCTGAGCGATTTCTGCAATCGCTTTTTCGCTAGGCTCGAGTCCAGCCCCGCAAATCCATTCGGCGGGAACGTTAGTCCAATTTATCCGCATTAGTAAACACCTCCGATTACATTTGTAAAGCCTTGGTCGGGTGCGCCCGTTGGCGCGTAGGGGTTGAAGTCCTGAGCTACCATACGCCAAGTTGATTTTACGTTTATCGGAACGTTTTCTGGTCGGGCGTTATCGCTAAGAATCGCTAACCAAAGGCGTTTAGAGGTTGTACCGCTAGGCACATCAATAACGAATGCCCCGCCAAAAGTACGAACGCTGTCATTTGCGTTTACTTCCTCGCTCGAGTTTGATGCTTGTGTGCCAATCAAGGTATAGTTTGGCGCTGACGGGCTACCGCCAACCGCCGCAAATGTCTGACCAATGTTGTTGGCACTTGAGAATTGACCTGATGTTGTTGCCCCGACAGCATCACCCAAAATCACGGCTGCACTTACCACGGGTGAATAGCCGCTTTTGCCGCTATCGTCAATGCAGACAACTGATAGCGCCCCTAAGGTGAAAAGCATTTTTTTGCCAGCAAAACCCGTGAGGTTTATATCCCTATCGGCTCTAAGGTAGGTCGTTGCACCAAGGGCGCGGTAAACATGAAACTCAAAGTAACTGCCGTCACCAGCCTCTAAGTCGTCAAGCCTGCTTTCATGGTCAGAGATTGACGCGGCTTGGTCTAGGTTTTCGGCTTCAATTGCTGTCACCGCGTCATTAAGGGCGTTTATCGAAAGCTGTTTTGCCGCAAGGTCAGCCGTGTGTCCTGCTACGGTTGCCTTGACCGCGTTTATCTCGACCTTAAGGGCTTCAATCTGAATCGCCGCAACAGCATAAGTGCGTTGAGTATTCTCAGTGGTTTGTATGTCGGCAACGGTGACAGCGCCCATACCCGCGTACATCCTCACGACTCCGATTCTGCAATCGTTCGTTGTTGGTGTGGGTGTCACGACTAAACTTACTTCGTCCCTTTGAATCCAATGCAGATTGTAAGGAGTGAAGGCAGGGTCAAAATCAGGGTTCTGACCGCCGCCGCTCAGTAGGGCGGGTTCTGCATCAACCAAAATAAACGCTTCGGGGCTAACGTTGTAGCTTGGTCGAGCCACAATGTAAATATCTTGAGTGCCAACCAGTGGCACATAGGTCGAAACGTCAAGAGTGACCACGGCTCGATTTTCGAGGTGTCTACCAAGTTTTAGGGTTTCGTCACGAAACACACCGCGCCCCGCCGTGACTCTGACGTTAAGGCTTGGCACTGTGTTTTGTAGCAACTCGAGTCCAGTTAAAACGCCACTGCTGATGCTGTAATCAAAAAGAATCTTCTCGAGGTTCGCCCGAGGGACTTCTTGCAACATCCGATTCCAGTGTTCATCTTCTGGATTCCAATAATAACCAAAGTTTGGGTATTCCATATTTTGCTCCTATGGCTCGATTAAATCATAAATCATAAAGGGCGGCAATGCTGTGTTTAAGATACCAATAAGTTTTTCTTTGATACTGGCATCCCAAACAATGCCGTTTAGATTTGTAACCCGAATAATCAGGTACTCACGAGGGAACGAACGGTAAATTCGCCGCCGCCCGATTCGTGAAGTCCCTATCCTAAAGCCGTTTGTAATTTCACCGCGCCAATTGATACTAATTTCAAGCGAAGTGACAGCAGTGCCGTTTCTGAAATACTCCCAAACAATGTCCTCGACCACGCCCCTATTACTGAATTCTGCAACCGACGATTTGCCATAATGCTTGTACCATCTTGGGATTTTTTTTAAGATGATTCTTTGGTTCACGCTCGACAAGGTTTCTGGTTGCCCTACGCGCCAGTTAAGAGTGTGAACCAAAAACACAAGCGCGTTTGTTGGGGCTAGGTCAGGGTCAGCAAGGCGCAAAACGGCTCTTTGGTCGAGCTTGTTAGCGGCTTGCTCGAGCATTGCGTTTACACCAACAAAAAGAAGTCTAGTGAACGGGCTTCTTTTTGCGCTAGGCGGGAGGAGTTGCATCATATCGCTAATTTCCGACACGGTACGCCTCCACGGTAAAGCTAATCGTTCCTGCCCTGACTATTTCATCAATTTCAAGGTCGTCAGTTGGCGTGATGGTAAGGCTTTCTCTTATAACCCTGTCTACATCAAATTCGTAAAGCGACCCAAGGAAACCAATTAAGTATTCCTCCTCGAGCCTAACGCCAATTGTGTAGCCCTTGCCTAACACCGTCTTGCTCGAGTCTGGATTAGGCTTGAAAAACCGCCCTCCTGTGAAGGCATCAAAGAATAGGGTCGTGTTGCTTTCGGCTGATGTTTTCACTGTAGCATTGACCGCATTAGAAGTTGCGATAATCACACCCGATACGTTCACGGCTCGAGGGCGAACACCAATCACGAATAAACCCGCATCCGTTGGGCTTGAACCTTTCAGGTGAAAGTAAGACTTGAGGTAAAGCTGAACAGCCAAGGCATCTAAGACGCTCTGAGAAGGCGCTAGACCCGCCTCAGTCATGCAAACTAGAGTCATACACCCTGCTTTGCGTTTGAAGCCGCCTGTGGTGGGTTTTACGCCACCGTATAGCACGACCTTGGCAATGCTTGGATATGCTTCTGCCTCACTGATGTACTGTTGGGGCGTATGCAACGACTCATTGTAAAGGCTCGAGGGTACGCGGTCACGCCATTGCTCGAGTGTTTCCCCGTCAGTGCCGCCCGTCATTGGTGTGATGTTGTAAGCCGCGTAAACGTTGCCTGTAGTCACAGGAACGGTATTACGGACACCCCTGACCGACCCGATTGTTTCAGTGTTTGACCCTGTGCCTGCAAATTCGGCTTCGTATTCAATCGGATGCACCCCCGCCGTTGCAAAAGTGACGGTGTTACGAGCTTTGAAAACAATTCCGTTGACTTCATCTGCTACCTGATGCCCTTGAGGGATTACTGTTCCCGCGTCAACAGAAACGCCAACCATGCCCCTTGATTTTTGCGGCGGCGTTGTCTCTTGACCAATGAGTTTGCCAAGTAACAAAATCAGGCTTTCACCAAAGAGGCGAATACTACGCGAATAAAGATGGAATTGAATCCGCCCTAGCACAACACGAATTGCAGCTATGAGCGGGTCAGCATTAGCAACGTTCGTGTATTTGCCCTCACTGCCAGCAACAACAGCAACCTTTGAGGCTTCCACTTCGTCGTCAAGGTTAAAATCTGAGTAAAGCTCTGGGAATTCAGGTGATGCCATATTGCCCCCTTATAAAGTCGTCGAGTGGTAAACGGATACTCTCACCCGAATCAAGCGGGATTGAAATACCCGTTTCTGAATCAGTGTACCCGATGTTGATGTAAAGAGTATCGCCCTCAGCAGACACACTAACGCCGTCTCTGGTCAGGATGCCAAAAGCCGTTATCTTAACCTCATCAACCACAATGGGCGGTTGTTGATTTGTAAACCAATTTGCAGGGTCATTCAAAACGGTTTTGATTCGTGACGAAACAGCAGTATAAGCAGTCTCATTCATTGGTGTTCTGAGCAGCACTGAAAGCTCGAGGAGGTCAATCAGAATGCAACCTATGGTTTGCTCGAGCGCCGCTCTGCCCTCGAGTATTACGGGTCTGCCGCCTTGGAATTCAAAGCCAAGAGTTCGCAAAGTAAACGCCGCATCTTTGGGCTGAATCGGTATGATAGTTGGCGCTACTGTACCATCCGAGATTCGAGCCGCAAAGATTTTGTAGTCAAACGCGCCCGTGAAGTGTTGGAATCGCACAATACCATCATCAAGCGCCCCCGCTTCTCTTAATGAAGTAACGCCATAGGGAAAAGTTTGATACCAGAGAAAGTCTTGACTTGGTACTGTGCTGTACATCTGGTCGTAGTTGGACTCGTTGTGAGCGTACCCGTACACAAGGTCGCCCTCGCTTGCCTCGCATGAATTTGACGCAATTACCGAAAAGGCGTTCACCCCCGTAACGGGTTCTGACCACGAAACCGTTAAGTCTTCGAGAACTGCGCCGCGCACGATAAAACCGACCAACATAGGGGAGTCGTAAACAGAGTTGGTGTCGCCTCGAGTGAATTTGTACACAGGGGGTTCACTGCTTGTTATGGTTCTTGCCCAAAACCTTTGGAATCCAACAGCGCCTATCGAAACGTCTTTGGCTGGACTTAATGCTGTAAATTGTCCTGAGATTCTTGGGAGCATCGAATTGCCCCCGTAGTCAGAGCCTTCATGGGAACTGACAATGATAATATCGCCCACTGTCACCACGTCTTCTAGGTACGTGGGTATTACAAGGTCTAGGTTTCTTTGCTCAAGCCCGAAGGCATCGAGGTAAAAGAATTGTAGGGTAAGAGGATAATCACTGCCGTTCGCAGAAAAGAATTCGACGACTTGGATACTATGGGTTAAAATTAAATTTGCTACGAAGGGCGTAACACCAACGGTCACAACAACAGTATTTGATGTTTGGTCATAGTACAGTTGAATTTCTGTACCTGTTGATTCTGCGCTAGTATCCACAGCTAAAAGGCTTGTGTAGGAAAACCCGTCATGTTCCAAGACTTCGATTGCATTGCGGTTTATCAAAATCTTTATAGAGTCATCCCCTACAACTTGGGATAATGTTCTTAAGCGCAAACCGACATCACCACCAACATACTCGGGCAAGTAAAAAAGTGTGCCTACTTCATCCAGTGGCTCGGAGTAAGACCTAGTGAGCCTACCGCCCTGATACCCATACTGGGCAAAATTCATCCAAGTATACGAGCCGTTAGTCTGGATAACAGTGTTGATGGCGTTACTTGGTGATTTTATCCAACCCTTTGAACCATCCACAAAGTCGTAACCTACGGGGTAGTTTGTCCCGTCACTGCTAAAATTCGAGGAGTCATCAGCGCCTCCAACCACTAAATTACTTGTGAATAACCTAATGTCATACACGGGGTCAACAACTATTTCAAGTGCCATTTTTACACCTCATTTATAAACGCGGATAACCTTAACAGGGCTGACTCTGCGTTTGCTTGGGCTTGCTCGAGAATGACAATACCACCCGCCGCCGTTATTGCCGACAAGGGTAAGTTTGGAATTGCTAGGGCAGATGACACCAATTTTGTTGTTGAAGTCAAAACCTGAATCGCTAAAATCGGCGTAATTGCACTCAAGGCAAAACGTAATTCATTCACCTCTGGTAAATCCTGCCACTGGGCAAGTTGAGTTATCAGACTCGATAACTGAGCGGCTGTGTTCGTTAAAAACTCGAGTTCTTTTGTGATGCCAGAAGTGAGTGCAATAAAGGGTTCTGCCTCTGCCCTCATTGCGTCACTTGCCTTAAACGTTTTCCTCACAACGGTTGTGATACTCCCAATATGGGGCGTGATAGCGGCTCGAGCCTGAGCCTTGGCGGCTTCGGTAATATCGCTCATATAACTTCACCTTTGGCGCTTATGGGAATGCTAATCGGCACGGGCAGGGGTGTAACACCAGCAGCGAGGATTGAAGCGGCTACAAGTTGGGTGAGTTGAATACTACCCGTGATTTTTACTGTTGCCCCTTTCCTAGCGGGTTCTGAATCGTTCTCAGATAATGGTTGTCCCTCGAGTGGAAAAAATTCCATCACCCTGAATCGGTCTAGGCTTTGCCCGTAACCAGTATCCCAAACCGCCACCTCTTGACCAACTTGGACACCTGACCCAAAAGTGCCATACCATGCGCCCAAGCCGATAACTAGGTACTCCTCCAAGCTACCGCCTGACGTGTTGAAAGCCACTTTGATAGGTCTTAAAACGTCTTGCCTTATTTCACTGATAACGCCCAAATACATATCCATAAAACTCCGTTTCGTCACGAAACAATTGTGTTTCGACACAGGGTAATGCTCATGTCAAACCCGCTTTCGGCGCTTATGTTGCCGCCTATCTCACGAATAATATACAGCCCTTTAACCTTATCGGGTACTCGAGCGCCTTGGAGTTGAATCTCTTCGCCCACGAAAATGCTTGGTAGCCCGTGCATACTGACCGTCACGACCTGAAACTTCAACTGTTGCAAAGCAAGGGACTCTAAGGCTTTACGTTTAGCGTCAAGGGTCGAGGTTGAGCCGCCCGTAACAATGCGTTTGACTTTACCAGAGCCGTAACCGTTAGCGATTAGCTCACTTACTTTTTTAGAAGCGAAGTTTGCCGCTCCATCAGCAACGCCCGTGCTTGGCTTGGTCGGCGCTTGTGTGGCTGTGACGGTTGCACTTACGCCACTTGATACAAGGTTGCCCCCAACGTTTTGAGTGACCGTTTTTGGTTTTGGTGTATCAGTAACCCTCACTTCGTCAGCTAAGTCCTCTGGTTTTGCAATAACAGTGAATCGCCTACCGCCCTCGATTCCAGTTACAACGACCTCACTGGGAATTTCATACAAGGAGCTTCTGACCGAAAGTTTGCCTACGTTAGAAGCGACATTTTCAATCAAGCCACTTACATTCTTAGCCCGAAACTCACCGTAAACCAATAGGGCGCGTGGTCGTTTGCCTATTTCAATACCAGCACCAATAAAAATTTCTGACCCGTCTCGAGTTTCCGTTACAACGTAACCAATTTCTTTGGCAAGTTTAACTAAAAAAGTCCAGTCGTCTTGCCCTGTTTG